TGATTTTTGAAACATAATCGTTTTTTACTTCAACCGTGCCATCCGATTTGTGAGTATGGATTTCAGCCCTTATCCGAAAAGGTCGACATTCATTATTGATTACATCCATAATGTGGGACAGGGTAGTTTGGTCTTTGGTATCAATGTCCACAATCCACCTTTTCTCATTGGTCTTGAGCTGGCCAACCACAGAGTCGAATAGGTTCTTTTGGTTGTGTTGTCCGCCGCGGATCCTCTCAGCAAGTGAGATCATCATATCTAAGGAAACATCGTGGTGATTTTGTTTTTGGACGTGGATATATGCCCGAGCCTTGAACATTTCACAAAGTTGTTTGACTTCATCGTATCGTTTTTCTAGGTGATCAATACTTTCGATACAATATGTTTTGACGGTGCGAACCGATTGATGATTGTCTCTTTCACTCTCTGGTTGATCTTTCTTACGCTTGAATACATACAGCATATAGAAATCACCCTCATTTTCAAAGTTCAAAAGTGGTTTGATTAGATCTAAGTTATTGATCATTTGATTGAGATTTTGATGGATTTGGATGAGTAGAATGTATAAACTTTTTTTTCAAATCTTTATAATTTTTTAGATCATTTGAAGCTAACTGACTATAAAAGAACTAGTTATATTTAATTACGTATATGCGGTAGTTATAGGTAATAAAATTTACTACTCCTCATCCGTAACATCATCCTCTATCAATTCATAAGTAACTTTGTATTTCGCTATCTTATACTTCTCTTTATTCTCAAACATCCCATGACAATTAGCAGTCCTCGCTTCATTAGCACTTCTAAAATCATATTCATCACAATATGCCCTACTATAAGAGCCAATCGCATCACCTGTTTGTTTATCAATAATGCGAAATACAATTTCTGGTTTCTTTTCTTTTGGTTTCATAATCCGTAAATTTTACATACCTATAACAAATGATAAACAACATTAAAACGATTGTTTATCATCAGACGTTATAAATAATAAATTAAATTTTATCATCTTTAAATATTAACTTACCTGTTTCATTATCCATCCAAACTATTCCTTGTCCTTTATTTCTAAATTCTTCCAATGTTAATTCTTTTGGCTCTATTGTTCCTTCTACTTTTATTGTAGAGTAATAGTTTGGATTAACTGGATTATCACTATATTTACTTTTAAACTTTTTATTTGTTTTCTTTTTCATAGGTATAAAATTTAATTTACATATTTCTAACAGCAAATATAAGTAATAAATTTTGATTTTCCGAATCTCAATAGAAAAATTTACTACTCATATTTGTGGACGTTATAAACAATAAAAAACCTTAAAGTGGTGGTTCTAAATTGTCTTTTATCTTATCATAAGATTCTTTAATCGCTTCGGATAATACTTGTTCGATAGGTTTTTTACTATTTATAACAACGGATATATGAAATAAAAAATTAATAGATTCTACAAACTTTCTAATTTCTTCTTCTGATTTACATTCTCGTTGAACAACACAAAATTCACCCCTAACTACTTTACAAGTTTGGGTTTCTATGTTGTAATAAAGTATTGGTAATTTACAAGGGTTTCCGCATATCTCAGTATCTTCTTCACCTAAAACCCAAACTTGTTTCCCAGTGAATACATCAAGTATCTCACTAAAACCTAATTCTGTTAAATTTTGTGTTGTTATCATCGTTCTAATTATTAATTTTTTACATTCATATATCCGCAAACGTTATAAGTAATAAAATTGATTAGATGTATTCAATCTTATATTCAGTGTTTATTGTTTTAAATGTGTTCCCATCAATAATTTCAACAATCGGTGTTGAAGAAAAAACAATTTCTTTATCGTCATTTACCAATCTGAAATTTTCACCTACTCTATATTTGGAAAAACAATAACCTTCTCTAACGAAATTGTTTTTCCATTGTTCGTGTTTTGTTGAAATTATTGACAAACGAATTTTCGGTTTATCAATTTTACTACTTATAACATCAGATATATGTAATTTTTTATCTGTGTTATCAAGTTCTGTGTTCTTATTTACTTCTTCCATATTATTTAAGTTTATTATTTCAATTTAAGAAAACCTAAATATATCTGAGTATCGTTAGAAAACATTAAAACGATTTTCTAACAAAGTATAAATTCAATTAAAAATTATATTTATCTGTTCTGCTTTTTAAGAACCTTCTGATTTTCCTTGAACAAAATAATCGTTCAAACCAATTAAGTTCCATGATGAACTTTTCAGCTTCAATATATCTTTCAGTTAATTCTTCCATTTTGTTCAATGAAAATTCTGCTATCTTTTTTGTATTTTCCATATTATAATTTTTTTAACTAAATTTATACTCGGACGTTAGAAACAATTATGTCTAACTATTTCTAACAGCAAATATAAGTAATAAATTTTGATTTTCCAAATCTACATAGAAAAAATTTACTACTCATATTTGAGGACGTTAGGTTCAATTAAATTATTGTTTTGGATTTTTAATGACAACCCCTTTAAATACTTTTCTCGTTTCATAATGTTGAACACCATCAATCCATCCACATTTATAAGTTTCATCCTCAAATATGAAGTTAATATCTCCATCATATTTTTCTTTGATTAGTTCAACAATATCTTCTTTTGTTAATTTTATTTGTGTCGTAATTTCCATATCCTATATTTTTAATCGGTAAAACAATAATTTAACTAAACCTAACAAATGATAAACAACATTAAAACGATTGTTTATCATCAGACGTTATATTGAATTAAACAAAATTTATGAGTTTAATCAAAAAACCATATAGCAGTTAATGCACCACCAATAATCATAACCGCTAATGTTATCCAACTAATTTTTGAAATTTTGAACCATAAATCACTTCTTTTATTATCACTATTCATAAGTGACCAAGTAACTCCAGCAATTATAAGAGTGACAAAAATTAGTGTGAAGTAAATTTTAAAATATATCATGTTTTTTGTTTTTAATTGTATAAATTTTGTTTAACTAAATATAACAACAAATATATCTGTAACCGTTAGCACCAATACTACGAAAGTGTTTCGGAGTGACAATTTTGTTCATCTAAAACTTCATCTACATAAGGTTGGTTTTCTAATCGTTCTACAACAATATTCAAGGCATCAGCGTGATGTATTCCTTGACCAGCACCAAATGATATCGTTGTCAATCCTAAGACTTCATTATCAACAAAGTGTCTGAACTTACCTTTTTGTTTATTTACTTCCCAGTCCATTGAAACATCATTCCAATCGTTTAATACCACCTCGTGTCCACTTTTGTTTTTGTAAACCAACCTTATCACATTGTTGTGACTAAAGTTTTTAATAAATTCTCCTAATTTCATATTTTTAATTTTAAAAATTTCTTTCGAGAAAGATCCATAAAATGATGTAAATCCAAAAGGCATATGGAAAAATGAAAATAAATGCAATCCTCCATAAAATCGGAGGCAAACCTGACCAGGCCCCGAGACCAGCACAAACTCCTCCAATATATCCATCACTTAATTTTAACTTTTTTTCCATAATAGAATTATTTCTTTAAGTAAAGATAAGGCATAATCGTTAATGAATCAAATTATTTTTGGTGTGATATTTATAGACGACGTTCGATGAAAAATTTACTCAACATAATTATAGAAAAAAACCCTAAGGCTCAACAATACAGAGAAGAGATCGAAAGGTATCTTAATAATTCAGGAGTCGATGAAATTGAGTTTATGCCGATTAAACACGCATTGGGAATTGCTTTAGACGATAGAGTAATTATAGATTCTTCTGTGTTGAAATATCCCTTTGTTAGATTTTTATACGTCGTTTTTCATGAACTTGCACATGCATATCAATTTAAGAAATATGGTCAAACAAAAAAATGGCTGATGTATTTCAATGAACAACCAATAGTAGAATCGGCAAATTTTATGAAATATATTGAGGATATTGCCGACGAGTTTGCGATTAGAAAATTACGAGAATTTCAGAAAGTTGGATTGTTATCTCAAAATGAGGTACAATCTATTATACCAAGGTACAAAAACACACCTCTCACTTATTTTATCAAATTTATAGAAACATTCAGAAAAATAGTCCAAGAAAAAGGAATTACAGATCATTCACAAATCAAAGATCTTTTTTATTACTACGTTAAAGTTGGAAATGTGGAATTGTTCAAGTTGAATTCAAATTGAATTGTAAAAAAATATAGTATTGGATTAATGTGACCCATTTGTCAAGAAAATACCATGATAAGTTAAATCATCAAATATTCTTTCAATCAATGATATTTATTGATATGATTGATAAAAAACTTAGTTACATTTCGGATACTGACAGAGACAGAATTTTAGAAATGCACATAGTCTCAACCAAAAATTTGTATTTAAATGAACAGCCGTTTAATTCTGCTGGAGAACCTTTAATGACGTATAACCAATATAGAGATTATAGTGAACCCTCAGAACCTGATACAGACGATTATCAGGACGATCCTCCTATAGATGTACGTTCGGAGCTAATGAAAGAATTAACCAAAAATGGTATTATACTATCACATATGTCAGATAGAAGTTGGGAAGTAGATACTTGGGTGGATGAATTTTATTTTTTAATTGAATTTTTAGGGAGCGATCAAATAGAGATATTCAAAAACCATAATGGTATTCTTGAACATAAACTTTTCGGAGAATACGAATTCGATGATGCGGTGGATTATATTTTGCGACACAAACCTTTTTTTATTAGACCTAGTTTAGATCAAACCAAGAAAAGTAAAAATGAATCCTTGAGTACGAGTTCAAAAAATTATCTGAACATTATTCTTAAAGAGTACTACGATAAGAATAAATTGTATTTACGTGAACCATTAATCGAGAAATTGTTACGTAAAGATAAACGTGGTAAATTTATCGCTCCACGTGAAATTAGATCTTATGTCAATAATCTTCCTGAGATCCCTTGTACCGATTTTGATGGTAATCAAACAGTTTGTACTAAAATTCCCGAAGTTCTGTATATTTATATTACAGGTCGTTATTAAAAATTAAAAAATGAAAACTAATTTCAGGAAAATTGAACATATTAAAAAATCCAATCAAATTTTGGAGAGACGAGTTGTAAAAGAGCAACCAGAAATACAAAATAATTCATTATCTTATCGAATCACACTAGAAATACCATCAAGGATCAGAAAACATATGGTATCATTGGGTATACCCGAAAAAAATTATCAGAAGGTATTCCAAAATTATCTCGAGGATATGATGGGTCTACCCTATAATATGGAACTTGATTATTTCAAAAAGTATACAAATAATGATGATAATATAATAGACTACAAAGAGTATACCGATTTCGAAGAACTGTAATCATATTTGATTTGTATCAGTAATTTTGTTTGAAAAACAACTTGAAATTCTCATTGTAAGCACCATTTGAACACTTTCCGCAAGAAGAATTCTTTCGAACAACACGGGTTCTGTTGAACTCGGTATTACAACCTTTACAAACCGCGGTGTATTTAAGTTTTGGTTGAACCACCTCAGTCGTACTATAGCAACGATTTCCGGAACAACCAATCTCGATAGCTTTCCTTCGCCAAACATGGTTGTGATGTTGTCCAGGACAAAGAGCATGGGCTATTTCGTGTAAAATAGTGTCAACAACCTTTTCTTTTGAATTCAACTTACATAGATGTCGTGAGAGTGTAATTACTTTGTCCGTATAATTACAACATCCAAATCTGACTTTTGCATTATCAAATTTGAAACACCAACCTTTATCCAACAACCCATATTTATCCATCAATTCGATTGCCGTCAGATTAGCTTGTCGTATGTCCATAGTTTATTTTTTTTGTACGACAAATATACGACAAGATATTTAATATGCACCCGTCAAAACTAAATATTTCGAATATTTACTGATATGGTCTTTCAGCCGAAAAATAAAAAAACTATGAATCTTTATAAAATTCATTTTGAAAATGAAATTAAAGAAAATTTAAAACAATATATTCTAGAAAAATTTTTAAATGAAAATCCTAGACTTATTCAACCTATTTACAAAGCAGGATCTCAGTTTGTAAAAAAAATTTTTCAGCCAAATAATACACAAAAATTACATAAAATAAGAACTTTACAACAACAATACCAATCAGAACAGAATTTTTTTATAGAAAAACTGAAAAAAAAAGAAATCAGTCGTGAACAATATGCCAAAGAAATAGAAAAATTGAATTTGAAATATGGAATGGATGTTAATAATTCAAAAAACTTAATAAACGCTGAAAATGCTTTAAGAAACAAAATTTTACAAAATAAAAACATAACATTAGTACAAAATAGTCCACAAAAAGATATTTTACGATTTCCTACTCAATTAAAAAATAAAATAAACATATCTGGTGGTGCAGGGTTAAATAATAAAGGTGTATTTGACTTAGGAAATGGATATGTAGCTAAAGCTGGAACAGGTTGGACTGATCCAGGTATTCAAAATTTAAAATTTATGAATACAGTTAAATCACCAAGAGTCATGAAAACTGTACAAGTAAAATCTTTTCGCGATTTAAAAGGTAATGAAACAGTTTATTTAGTACAACAAAAAGCTATTGGTAAGTCTATGGAAAAAATGACAAAAGAAGAAATTAAGGCGATTCCTTCGAATCATATAAAAAATTTTGAAAACGATTTACAAGAACTTTATAGTAAAAAAATACAACTTGACCCTAAAAGAAGTAATTTTATTTATGATCCACAAAAAGGAATACAATTTGTAGACTTATTAGGTATAAATTCTAGTGTAATGACACCAGAAAGTGTAATGAGAAATGTGTTACGCAGAACAAATTGATAATATTTACCAATATGATCTTCCAAATTAATGAAAATACAATTAAAAGATTAATTCACGAGAGTGACTTAGAAAGTTTTATCAAAAGTAACTCGAAAAAAGAATTGATTGATTTGATTGGTAAACCGTTAAACCTTGTGATGATGATCGAAATAAAAAAATTCGATCCCAAAACTAGATTAATCAATAAAAAATACAAAAAAAAGAAATTAGAAGGTCAAATAGAAGATATTTTATCCTGGGATCTTTATTCAGATCCAACAATTGTGTATAAATCAGATGAGGGTGTTTATAATTTGAAATTTAATGATAAAAAAAACACCTTTGTTTTAGAAGACTATGATCTTAAAAACCATGTCCTACCTTATAAAAATACGGACTCTGAAAAATTGGATCAGTTCAAAAAACATTTTTACAATGAGGACATTATAAGTGGTAGGAGTGATGTCACCGAAAAATGGTCCGAGAAATACAAGAAATCAATTAATTGTAATGACCCAAAAGGGTTTTCACAGAGAGCACATTGTCAAGGCCGAAAAAAAAATTAAAAGTATTTATACAAAAAAACACGCATGAAAAAAATAATTAAATTAGACGAATCTGATTTACTGAAAATAATTAATAAAGTATTATCAGAACAAGGTTTAGGGAGACCAATACCTTCCAATTTCGGTCAAGATATAATATCACGTACACAAAATACCCAAAGTGCAAAAAACATTACCACTATTCAAACAAAACTTAAGAGTTTGGGATATAATTTGGGTACTTCAGGACCAAATAGAGATGGAATTGATGGAGTTTATGGAAAAATGACTCGGGATGCAATAGTTGACTTTCAAAGAAAAAATAGTTTAACACCAGATGGGATTGTAGGTACAAATACCGCCACAAAATTAGGTGTAAGTCCATTGAGTAATGATCAAATAAGAATGTTACAAAAAGGACAAACTATCAAGACAAGTACAGGAACATCCAAAACACCGACTACCACATACGATAAAGAACAATGTAATAGTCCTGAATCTATCCTGACACCTACTTTCTTAAATAGAATTTCGTATATGATACCTGTACATTTAAGAATGTTTTTATTTTTTTTAGCGGGAAGAACTGGTGCTGCTACTAACAAAGATTTTACCAAAGAAGAAATTAATTATATTACAAAAAAAGTTAATAATTTTTGTTTAAATAAGATCAACTGTAAAGGTAATATAGATTTTTATAAAGATAATGTTTCCTTTGAAAAAATGAAAAAGGGAGACGAGACTCACTTTTCAGTTGACATACCAAAACAAATCGCTTATAGTCTTGGAAATGCACAAGTAATGGAATCTAATGGTTTTTATGTTTTGACGGATATGTATGATTTTAATAATTTCAAAAATAACCCAAAAGCTTACAATTTTAAAAATATACCTTCGACAATTTTAACCGCGCTCAAAAAAATATGTAATTTTAACTTAGTCCAGGGAGTAGAGGAGTTGGCATCATTCAAACAAGCGTCAGGTTATGATGGATTTCCTGTAACTCTTAAAATTAAAAAAAATTAAATTTCAAACTCTGAATATACCCAAAAAGGTTTACAATTAAAGACGTGAACAATATTATCATATATTTTCAATTCGAAGATTCCAAAATTTAAATAGGTAAAAACACGACCAGAATGGTCGAATTTTATGTATTGTTTGATTATAACTTTATTCTTTTTTTTGGTCATATGAAAACCATTGATAGCGTAAGATAATCTCCAATCATCACTTTGATTGAATTTAATAATTCTAGTTTCATTAATTCGCATTTTTTCCAAATTACTAACTATTACTGGAGATTTTGAAAAATAATTAGAATTTAAAATCAATTTTTCACCTTGACCAAAACAATAGTGTTGTAAAATTTTAGAAGCTTCTGGATAAATCGGGATTGACCCGATCATAATCGAAATCAAAAAGACTTTAGTGAAAAAACTGATTATCATTCTTCATTATTTTATTTTACAAATATAATTACATTTTTCGTATGAACAACTTTTACGCCTAATTTATATTTATCAATAATGAAAAAAATAATCAAGTTAACTGAATCTGAATTGGTTGATATAATCAACAAGGTTTTGAATGAACAAAACTTATTTAAAAAAATAAAAAGGACTTTGGGTATTGAAAAACCAAAAATTGCTGTTCATCCTCAAATGAACCCTGAATTCAAAAAACAAATTGATTTTTCAGAGATTAGTACCGATAGTTCTACCAACAGAATTTGTAAACCAAACGATGAAAATTGTGCACAATTCATTAATGATATTTCCGACGATTTGAATTATATCGGTAAAGCTTGGACAACCTATAAACAAGGTCCTGGTAAGATAGTCTATTCCGCATTCAACAACATTCCCCCTGAAAAAATTAAATACGCTCAACAAATGTGGAATACTATAAATCAAAAAGGAGGTGGTGTTCAAAATGGTCCTTATAAAGACAAAGTTGCACAATTTGTAAATGGTATTGTACCATCTAGACCAAATATTCCTCTACAAAATGGAGATTTAGTTGGTATATTTTATCCACCATCTTCACATCATGAGGAGGCATTTTACGAAGGTTTTTTGAGTGATAAAAATAGGAATCAAAATAATTTGTGGGCGATGAACACGCATGTTGGTAGAGTAATGGTCATTGTGGACAATGTACCAATTGTGTTACATAATGTTGGAGGTAATGTTCAAGCAACACCAGCTCATTTATTAAGAATTGCTTGGGTTAAAAGAAAAAATTAATATGAAAAAAATACTTAATGAAAGATTAGGTGTACCAGATGGATTATACCAAGCGTCCGTTAAAGTATACGAAGGGTTTATAAGACATTTGGAGGATGAACTCAACGAATCACAAACTGATTATACTTTAAACTTTAAATTGAACCCACCAGCACAGATTGGTGACATGAATTTAGATAATATAAATTTTGATGTAGAATTATTTGTAACAGATAAAGTTGATTCACCAAAAATTTTAGAATGGACTCAAAAAGGTAAAATTAGAACTAAAATCGAAGATAAAAAACTAAAAATTAACAATAAGTTAGAAGTAGGATCAGTCAATTTAGGAGTAGAGATAGCGGTTCCTGAAAATTGGGACGTGACAGACCTCAAAATATTTTTATCCGAAAATTATAAATCGTCAATTTCATCAATAGCTCATGAATTAAAACATTTATATGATGACTATAAGTCAAAAGGAATTAATTCTAGAAAATTAATATCCTATCACGCGGCTAAAAAAATGATGGGATCAATAAAACCTCTTAAGAGGTTGGCGTTTAATCTGTATTATACCTCAAATATTGAATCATTGGTGAGACCTTCTGAAATCGCCACACAAATGATTTTACAAGACATTGATAAGAGCAAATTTTTGGATTTCCTTTTATCCAATGAGACCTATCTAAGACTACAAAAAATATCACAGTTTTCCAAAGAAAAGTTTAAAAAAAGTTTGTACAATTATATTGATGAAATAAAACAAATTTTGGAAGGTGTCGGCAAAAACCTCGATGATTATCAAAATGATGATGAATTGGTTAACGCCATGATTGAATTATGGGTTAAAACTTTTAGAAACCGTAATATAGAAAGGTTCACACATTTTTTAGCCGATGATCCTATTGAACGAATGTTTGGTGTTTTTAAAGGAGAAAAACGTGAAATTTACGAAAAATTTGTTAAGAATAAGGTGGATAAACTTATGTCAGATCCAAATAAATTTTTGGACAAAACGGAAAAATTGTTTAAGTTTGTATCAATGAAAATGATTAAAAAATTATCCAAATTATACGACTATATTGGTCACACAAAAATGAATGAATCTATTGTAAATTTTGAATTGTATGCTCAGTTAAAAAACAAAAATATTTTTGAAGATAGTTTTGTTAATAAACAAGGGAATTTATCCGATTTTGAAAAAATTTTCTATGATTTTGACAATGTAAGAGATTTTGTTGAGTGGTTTCAGGAGACTCATGGTGAAGAAGCCCGAAGACAAGGTTGGGATATTTACGAGTCAGACTCTTCAGAACCTAATGAAAAATATTTTAGTATAAGACTTATCAATGACAAACCCGTCGAAGGTTATTATTATGTAGTTGAACGTATTGACGAACCTAAAGAAGGAGAAGCGGTGACTGGTAAACTAAAAAATGATTTTGAAGCTAAAAGATTAGCCGAGAAAATGAAAATTATGGTTGATGAGTATGGTGTAATTTACGGATTCAAAGGTTGGGAGTTCTTTCCGATTGAATGATATTTATGAATGATTGTTAGCGCTTACAAATCATAATCCGTTAAACCAAAAAAATATGAAATTATCAAAAGAACAATTAATGGGGATCGTAAGACATGGTCTCACATTCGTTGGAGGTCTTTTACTCATGAAAGGACTTGTTGATGAAACGATGGTTCAAGAAATTACAGGTGCTGTAATTACATTCATCGGAACTATTTGGTCAGTATTCGATAAAAAAAAGTAATACACACCAATAAGAAGAAAGCCCCTCCAATGTGAGGGGTTTTTCAGTTTAAGAGTATTTATAAACAATGGAAGTATTGAACGAATTAAAAAGGATTAGGCAAGTTATGGGTCTAATTTCTGAAGAGAACAAAGAAAATATGAACACGTTGATCAAACCACAATTCATTCATGAACAAAGTAATCTACAACTTTTGGGTAGGAAAATTCAAATAAACGGAGATGGGTCAATTTTTTTAGAAAACAAAGACAAAAAAATGATTAAACTCAGATTTTCAGTACCTTCATTAAACCGAATTGTTAATGTTGTTTCGCTAAAACCAATTTCAGGCGGGTACAAAATAATAACAAAAATGGGTTATGAAAAAGAACTAAACAATAATACCATTAAACAGATACTAAACTTTGTTGATAGTGATTTAAATCAAACTAAAATCGATTCTGGAACCATATTACCATCGCTTGGTGTTACCAAAGTTGAATAATTTTTTTTTACTATTCGGATAACAACTACCACCTACATTCCCGACAATCAAGAAAAAAAATAAAATTAAAAAAACGCTCATTTGTTATTTAAATATATTTATAAATAAAATTTAAGATGAAAGTTAAATTAAATGAACAGCAATTACAGAAATTGGCCGAATGGTTGAAGGTCGATAGTAAATCAATTTTGGAAGAGGGTTTTAAACCTTATTACGAAATAGATCCACCAAGATCACCTAAATCAAGTATGTCTAGTGAAATTGAACCAGGAATTCCTGCTATGAAAAAAAGAGGTCGACCTCGTAAAAATCCTTTAGATACCCCAACTACAGAACCTATTTCTAGTGAAATGAAAAGACGTGGAAGACCAAGAATGAATTTGGATTCAGAACCAAAAATACCATCTCCACTTGGATCAAGAGGAAGACCAGCAAATACTGAAAAAATCATCGATAAGTTCAAAAGTTATTTAGATCGAAATATATTCTCAACACAACAATTGAACGATTTGGGAGAATTGATACTTAATGCTGTTGTCAATTCAAAATCAAAATGATTTCGGATTTAAATCTAATATTGTTGGCCTAGTCCTTAGGGTTGCTGAGTGATAATTTGTAATAAAATATCCACTTGGTGCCTCTTTTACTACCGAGTCAATTTGAATAGATATTACACCAAGATTATAAAAATACAATGTGTCAATTATGGGAAATAACAATCGTTTTTGAGTTTTCATACTCGGTGCAGTATCAAGATAGTCATTCGTGACATAAACATATACACTCAATATTTTTGTACGTTCGTATTTAGTATTCAAGAAATTACCTTTTTCATCATAGATAGCAAGAAGAAATTGAGCAGGGTATATTTCGATACTTTCTACACATTCAAAAAAATCTTTTTGGTAATTGCCCCACGAACGATTTTTTAAATTACGTAAAATATTTGTGGATAATTTTTTTAAAGCGTTTCTGTATAAAGTTTCGTCTTCTAAATTGTTAAAAAGAAATTTTTCGTCAGTCTCTCGTCGAAGAATTATATCGTAGAACATATTTATAAATATATTATTTTAGAAAAATGAAAAAATTAAATGAAGAAATTCTGAGACAACATCAGTTGATGTATGAACAAAATTTCATTTTAGATTTATTGAAACAAGGACTCGAAAATGAAAAAAACACTTTTTTAAATCGAAACAAAACATACGGAGATGATTTTGAAATGGGGTCTAACGTAAAATTCGAAAATTTTAGACAAGCAACTGATAAAATTATTGAAGATTTAGAGGGTGGATATTATAACCCTTCATGGCATTACAATAGTAAAATGGGTAAGTCAGGAGAAACCTTGTTTGGTTTAGATCGAAAACATGGTGGTCACTTAAACACTACACCTGAAGGATTAGAATTTTGGAAACTAGTGGACCAAAATAAAAATAAGGATGTTTGGAAATATAATTACAAACCAACAGGAAGTCTTGGTGAGAGGTTAAGAAATTTATTGAGTAGAATACTAGAAAAGTCTTATGATAATTTATCGAAAAAATATCTTAACCCTGAAAGTATTAAGATTGTTAATTCCGATCCAAAATTAAAATTTCATTTCATATATGCTACTTGGAATGGACCAGGGTTTTTTCAAAAATTTGCAAATAAATTGAATAATAGAATTGGAAATCAAAATATCTTGAATCCCAACGAACTTTTCAAATTATCGATGCAAGATAGACGTGATAGTGTAGTAGCATCTTCGGTACCAAAAATAGAAAAAATATTCCGAGTTTGAAATCTACAAAGGGATTCCAAACTGGTCTTTTGAATTCATAGACGAAAAGGTGAGTACTTTTCTATTAAGATCTCTACCAACTTTATTAATTCGTTGTTCGAATTTTTTCATCAATGACTTGATATCTTTAGCCTTCATCACAATCTTTTCAAGAGGTGGGTTACCACTAGAAACATAATCTTTCATATACCAATTGTACAATCGAGTTAAAATACTTGTTTCCAAATTCGGATTATAATTTGAGATCTCTTCCAATATCTTATTATATTCTTCCTCAGCGTTGAAATTAATCATTTTTTCTATGATTATACCATATGGTGTTTTTCTGAATTCACTTAGAGGCATTCTTTTCAGTTTGTTAGAAATTTCTTGTGTAACTGCTCTAACTTCATATGGTTCTGAAAAATAAATGAGGTACAGAAATTTACTCCAAAGTTTAAAAATAGGTTTGGGAACATTGTAGTTTTTAGATCCAGCATAGGATAAAGTAAAGTCTAGGGCTTTAGAACCAGATTCTAAACGTTTATAGTATTCATAAAAATGTGTGAATTCGTGGTAGATTGTATCTTCCAAATCATTCAGAATGGTTTTTAATTCTTCTTCAGATGATGTTGGACTCATTTCTACGTCAAAATTAGACTTAAGAACTAAACTTTTTTGAATATCTTCTAAAACATATTTAGGTAGTTTTGAACTACTTTTTTTGATGTACGATACATTATCTTCGCGTCTACCAATTTCATATGCCGCACCCATAGTTGAGTATGTTACACCTAAATTCACTAGTTCTTTATTTTTTTGTGGTTTTCTCACTGCTGTATAATTTATGACTATTTTTTCAACAGGGAATTGAACAAATAATGAAAAATACTCTTTGTAAATGAAAGACATATCTTTGAGATTTATTACAATCTTTTCTTCATATTTCGTTAAATTTGAATTATAAAACTCTATTGTCTTACCTTTGAGTTCCTCGTACACTATGGTAATATATGGTAAAGTTGGTTCTGCTACTCCAAGCTTCTCAGTAATTAAATTTTTAACCACAATTAATAATAATTTCGTATATTTATTAAATATTTCAAAACATAAAAAAATAGAATGAGCTCATTACCTAATTATTTAGACGAAATCCCAAAAGAGTTTTTATCAAAGAAAGTCTCTGATTTAATTCAATCAATACTTGAAGAAATGTATCGAGATTATATCGGACAAATTGATGAACCGCCTTGTAAAACTCGTGAAGGGTTTTTAAACATATTTCCTGTCGATGAAAATACCAGTTGGTCTATTTTGAATTTCTTTTATTCCAATAGAAAAATGAAAACTAAAATGTATAGGTTTTTCGTAAAATCGATCTTACGGAGTTTACCTCCACGAGAGCAAACAGTTGATAATTTTATGGAATGGATGAAAGAAAATAAAGAAATTTTATTTGGAGAGGAGGGAGATACCGCAAAACAATTGAGAGATGTTGTTTGGTCGACTAGTGCTCGAGGATTTGAATTGGAGAAATCAACCTTACAAAGATTAAAAAAAGCCTACAATACACTTACGGATGATAGGATCAAGGTTTTTTGTAAAGGTTCTCCAGAAGATGAAAAAGAAGGCATTGATTTTATGGTGGATGGAAAAGGATTTCAGATAAAACAATTAGTCGGCGCAACCCAAAAAAATGGAAAATGGGAAATTACCACAATAGGTATGAAACAATATCCTAGTCCTCGTCTTAATTTTATGGTTTACAGTAATGACAATAAAATTTTGATTTTTTTAAATCGAAACTCCGAAACAATTTCAAGACAAGGTGATAGATATGTCATTCGATATGACAAACCACCAGTGAGAGAATGTTAGTATTGGCCTGAAAAAAAAATGGTCACAATGTGGACTAATCAATTCACCTCACATAGACCAATTGACAATTGTCCATTACCCATTTTTTAGATATACATATGTGATTTGAACTAGTGGACATAGTTTCAAATTTCTTGAGACATTCAGATAGAACATCCGAGGTGGCCCCCTTCCATATCTTCAAACATTTCAACCCATCGTTCTGATCGAACAGAGCGAAAAAAAACGCATTGTTTCTTTCGATACGATGAAGATTGTTCCTATGAATACGGTCCAATTGGAATGTACCACCTTCTTTACAAGATAAGTATTCGTATTTCTCTGTGCCATCCAATGAAGTAGCATCGGCGCCATGTTTGGTCTTGTGACATTTATGACCCAAAATATCGGATACCAACCACTCTTTGATGAATCCTGGTGTCAATAAATCTTGTTCAAAACCATGAGAATTTTTCAACAAATTCAACGTATCGATTAACAAAGACAATTTGTTGGGTTGATGGTTTATGATATGAAGTAACTCGTCCGGTGTCATTTGAAATAAATTGAAAACAAATATACATATTTTTTTTCAAATTACCAAACTTTATACTTTTAATTCTTGAAAAAAATTGAAATATTTTGATCTAGTAGGTCCACCAAGATTCGAACTTGGAACGTCAGCTTAGAAGGCAGAAGTTATATCCCTTTAACTATGGACCCAAATTAATTGAGAAAAATTTCTCAGTAGGGGAAGCGGGACTCGAACCCACAACCTCGTGCTCCCAAAGCACGTAATCTAACCAATTGATATATTCCCCTGTGTTTAAGTAGTCAGGACAGGATTCGAACCTGTAATATCAGCTTGCTTATTAGGCTTGCTTCTGTGCTACCAATTCCACCACCTGACTATTTTTCCCGACTCTGAGATTCGAGGGGGTCTTGACTAACCCTGAGCGAATAGACAGAATCGAACTGTCGTCTCCAACTTGGAAGGATGGAGTAATAACCACTATACGATATTCGCGATGTTGCAACTAACCCTAGTACCTGAGTTACTATTGCATCAGAGCCCCCACTCGGAATCGAACCAAGAATAATTGATTACAAATCAATTGTTATACCGTTTAACTATAGAGGCATTTTTTTGTGGACCATGTGAGAATCGAACTCACCACATCTTCATTGCAAGTGAAGATCGCCAACCTTGGTACATGACAGCCCTTTGGTGCGGGGGAGGGAATCGAACCCTCGTAGTTGGGCTTATGAGACCCAGCTGGCACCGTCTCCAGTCTACCCCGCAATATAAAAAAGTATTAACGAGTTTAAGGCGTTCTTATGGTTGCCACCCACTTTATTCAAGCGTTTTCGTACGAAACACTTCACCCTAATGAGTCGGGTGGTTAATACTTTTGCAGTCAGGACAGGATTCGAACCTGTATGTGATTTGACATGCTTTTTTATAATGCTTCTTAAATCACTTATCCGCCTTCAGTTTTTGCGTCTACCATTCCGCCACCTGACTAACCCTTTTGTTTGACTTCAGAGATCGGGTACTCTTGCACAACACTCATTGTTGGTTGGCGGTCTATCACGGATTCGAACCGAGGCTACCTCATAGACAGTGAGGCGTGTTAACCACTACACTAATAGACCAAAAATTTATCATAGCTACATTTTATGTAACATATTCAAATTTTTTTTGCGTCCTGAAAAGGATTCGAACCTATGACCTAGTGGTTAACAGCCACTTGCTCTACCTCTGAGCTATCAAGACAAATATACGAATTTTTTTTGTATTTCCAAATTGTGCGGAAGATATTGGATTCGAACCAATGAATCAGTTTCCCAATTAACACCTTAGCAGGGTGCCGCTTTAGACCAGCTCAGCCAATCTTCCAAAAGGGTGATCAATGGGTTTCGAACCCATACTAACAGAATCACAATCTGTCGTGCTACCATTACACTATAAACACCATAAATAATAGAGTAGCGAGAAGCAGAATTGAACTGCCGACCTTAGGGTTATGAATCCTACGCTCTAACCATCTGAGCTATCTCGCCATTTTGGCGCGGGTGCAAGGATTTGAACCTCGAACTGCGGTGTTGGAGACCGTAATGATACCATTTCAACACACCCACTTTTTTTTGAGGTACTGGTTGGATTTGAACCAACATAAGAGCTTTTGCAGAGCTCGACCTTGCCAATCGGACACAGTACCAAATGTTGGAATAGCCAGATTCGAACTAGCGACCTTTTGAATATCAGTCAAATGCTCTAACCAACTGAGCTATATTCCAATGTGTGCCTGCAGAAGGACTCGAACCTCCGAACTCAAACGAGAACTGATTTACAGTCAGTTGCAATTGCCGCTATGCGATACAGGCGTATTGTGTGGTGAGAATCGGACTCGAACCGATATCCCTGGATTTTCAGTCCAGTGCGAACTGACCATCTGCGCTATCTCACCAATGTACACCCTGAAGGATTTGAACCTCCGACCCTTTGCTTGTAAGGCAAATGCTCTAAACCAACTGAGCTAAGGATGTATGTTTGTACCGATGAAAGGACTCGAACCTTCACGTCGTTAGACACTAGTGCCTAAAACTAGCGTGGCTACCTATTTCACCACATCGGCATAAAACAAAAGAAACAACAAATAACTTTAAGTCGACATCTACATCACGACCTTAGATATCTTCACCCTATGTAGTAGGTTTAGTTTCCTTTGTAGTGACCCCACCGAGACTCGAACTCTGGACTCCCCTGGTTAAAAGCCAGGTGCTTTACCAATTAAGCTATGAGGTCGTATTCTTTTTTTAATCTATGACATCTATTATAGTTTCCACCTTTGGGGGTTAATCCAACAAAAATCAAAGATTGTCTGAAATTCCATTTATTAATCAACAATGATTCTAACAAGGTTTCATCGGTAACTTTCATTTTTCTTTCTTTTTTATTTCTACCTCTCCATGTAGAAGTGAGTGAATGGCAGTTAGGACATAACATTTCTAAATTATTTCTATTGTTATTAAAATGATTACCATCTTTATGTTCTAATTCCAAAATTAAAGGGGTGTTTAACCACTCATCTAATCCACATTTATTGCATTTTTTATTTTGCTCATAAAGTATTCTAAACCTGAGGGACTGAAAACTAAGTTCGGAGTATTCTGATTGTAATATTCGGTTTTTATGATTTTCTTTTCTTATATTTCCAATATTAATCCAAAAACTATTAGGTCTACTAGAGTTTGATTTTTTAACCTTTTCAGAGTTTTTTGCAGATTTAGATTTTTTTAACTTATCAGATTCTGTCCAATTTCTACTATTTCTACAGGACAACGAGCAATAATTAACTAAACCTCTAGATGGTTCAAATTCATTTCCACATTTTTTACATTTTTTCATGATTTCCCATTTTATGTAAATATTAAGTTGAACTCAGAAACATTAAAAAATTAAAAAATAAATTAACCAATTAAGCTACGAGGTCTTTTGTACTCCCGACAGGATTTGAACCTGTAACCTCGATGGTATAAGCATCTTGCGCTAACCGTTGCGCCACGAGAGCATAATGTGAGGAAGGAGTGAGATTCGAACTCACGGAGCTTTTACACCCTTCAGTTTTCAAGACTGACGCAATAGACCCACTCTGCCATCCTTCCATTACACCGTTCGTTGGTACTTAGCCGTTATCTGCAGATTCGGTGTTTTCCCCGTTCTTGTTTTATTTAAGTGTACTACCCTACTCGGTGCTTGTAGCCAACACTGTGTAGTCAGGACAGGATTCGAACCTGTATGAGTTTCTTTCGCCTCTACCCCTGATAGGGCTGCGTCTCTCCATTCCGCCACCTGACTAATTTAGTAATTCATCTGTTGAGTATCCAGTCAACATTAAACACTTAATTTCCGTTTTTAGCATTCTAAAAAATATAAAAAATACTCTTCTACTAGGTCTTTTCCAAAACAATTTCCAAATATAATTTAATGTTCTAAACATATCTTTAATTTTGTAGTCAGGACAGGATTCGAACCTGCGGTCATCAGAGTATAGGTACTTGGTTACCACTCCTCAGACTCTTCCAAGTTAGCGTTAGCCCACTCCGCCACCTGACTGTGTTTCCCCACTCTGAGATTCCAAGTGAGTAGTCATTCCGGTTTTTTCATATTGAATAAACCTGCAGGGCATCCCCTATTAAAAAAGTCACACTACGAAGGAGGAGCTGTGATTGGCGCCTTTGACCCTAAGAACTGGCGTTCCGCTGTCCAGTTTGAGCGGATCTATTTTTTAAGTCTTAGACACAAGACTCTGAGTATCTCTTACTCATTGTCCATTCTGCTGGGTTCGAACCAGCTTACTCGTCTTACATTCGGATCAGCGCTAACCAGGCGATGTAAGAGTCAAAGTGTTTTAACCACATAACACTAAGAATGGAGGATTAGAAGCTTGGGATTTTCACCCTCGAACATCTTTATTGATACGTCTATCAATTAGATTGAAACGCGTATTGCGACACTTCTAATTAGTTTGGAGGTCAGTTTACGTTCAGTGACTATGGCTTGTACTTCGCCTCAAGGGTTTACCCCTATACCTCCAAGGTAGTCGGTATGGGAATCGAACCCATGTGACAAGAATGAAAATCTTGTATCCTAACCTCTAGATGAACCGACCAAATAAGACAATGATGGAGTACCCGTCTCTCTCCAATCTTAACAGCTTAATCGTAGTTTTACGAGGCCTCGGCTGAGGGTGCTGAATTCCGATTCCATTCTGGATTGTCGACATCCGTTGAATGGGGAAAACCATTGTCTTTGCAGTCAGGACAGGATTCGAACCTGTTACGGCTTTGCCATAAAGAGTCAGCATCACCTGTTACTCAACCTTGGGGAGGTGCCCCCAACCAATGGGCTCCTGACTATTTCGGGACGGGAGTAAGCCGCTCCCATTTGTCCCTACTGAATTATAGTTGGTTTGTTGTTATAAAGAACTCAAACCCATCTATCAAAAAAAAACTTCTACCTTCGTTTAGTGAACCTGTATCCTGCCGTTCCCTAATCAATCGATTGTTACTTTTACGTCTCAACAATCCACGTCCACGGCAGACAAGAAAAAAAGACGGCTTGTTGACTAAAAAGGATTCGAACCTTAATCCTGCGTCCCCTTTCTGCTTGGAAGCGTACTCCGTTCTGCTGTGCGCCATTACACCATAGTCACCGAGAGTTTCGAACCTCTCAGTCTTAGGTTAATTACTCCTAAGGTTTGTAGTCAGGACAGGATTCGAACCTGTATGCTATCTGTGGTTTTCTCTTCCATTTACGTTTGCAACCGTACCACCAGCGTTTTGCCACTCCTGCACGATGTCCGCTTACGTCTAGCGCGCAATATCAACCTTGCGAGTTAATGTGTGCGTCTACCATTCCGCCACCTAACTGTGTTCCTCGTCTTTCCGAGGCGTCACCCCTTTTATTTGGTAAGGATGGGAAACCCTTGTAGTCAGGACAGGATTCGAACCTGTTCGTTAGCTTTACATTTCGTTGACTAACCGCACCTTGAAGCGAGCGTTTACCAATTCCGCCACCTGACTAATATTTGCCTAGTACCAACTCTTCAGTCTTTACCATAAAAACATCTCGTGACTTTCATATGGTGGTACCAGGTCTAGTGTTTATTAGTAGTCGGTGCAAGAATCGAACTTGCTCCTAGGGACGGTTCCCTTCTCAGTTACACAGAGCTAATTACTTCACTGCTTTACCTGCCGTGTAATGCTTTGTGGCCACTCCGCACTACCAAAGGCCTCCAAAGACCGACCGACTTCCGCTGTCTTCCCAGCTGTGTGTGTTTAGTATTGACTTGCCCGCCAACGTGGACGAGCGCTTGCCCCAAACAAAGGCTAGGTAGTCAGGACAGGATTCGAACCTGTATGAAATCATCTTTGGGTACATAAATGTATTTCTACATTCAAGCTGACTTCTCACTTTGTTAGCGTCTACATTCCGCCACCTGACTAATGTTTATGCTGTTGACTCGATTCGTAAATCTATAGGACCAGCTTTTTCCGAGAATAAACATTTGTAGTCAGGACAGGTTTCGAACCTGTAATTAGGATTATTTAATCGGGCTCCATACCGTACCTATCTTTCGATGCGTCTACCATTCCGCCACCTGACTATATTTTTTTATGTTGTCCCCCAAGGATTCGAACCTCGATAAGCAGAATCAAAGTCTGCTGTCCTGCCGTTAGACGAGGGGACAGTTCCTTCTCCTAGGTGTAAAACTTAATACACACCCTATCAACGTTGAATGCTATTTCAAGCATTTGTCCAATGATAACTACACTATATTTCATTGGTTGGAGAAATTATTAGTTTTTGTAATTGTCGTCAGGACAGGATTCGAACCTGTATTGCAAGCATTAGGGGTAGTAATACTCTACATTCATCGGACTGAGCCGACCCTCTCATTACCTTGCCGCCCTGTAGTGGGTGAGACTCCATTCTCCACCTGACTAAATTTTGAAGTCTCACGACTCAAAACATTTCAATTTTTTCCAAGATGTCAAAGAACAAGTTGTGATTGTTGATCTCTCAACCATCAACATTACAAAGGTACGAATGATTTTATTAGTTTCATCCTTTTTACGAAAAAAAAAACCCGAATTTCTTCGGGTTTAATTTTTTTTCATATGTAAGGAGTACATATCAAACAAACCCGTAAAAGTCATATCCTATGGCTGTTCTATCGAACCATGACGGATTAAAACTGATATAGAGTTTTTGTGAAAGCATGACGTACTTTTGTTTCTATAAATATAGCCATACTTCAAAAAAAATCAATCCCCCAAAAAGTAGTCAGGACAGGATTCGAACCTGTATGGTATTTTGTATCTGTTCCTGGTGTGTACTTAACTAGTATCTATACCTCACATTTTAAAAATTAGCGTCTACCATTCCGCCACCTGACTAAAATATTGGACCTATCAAGAGCACGTATCTAAAGTTAAGAAGGTCATTAGTTTGATCCACACAAGTATCTACAATTGAAGAGTTCTTTACGAAGTAGTATTAGCGTGTTTTATGCTCGGACTTATACACGGTATCAGTCATTTTAGAAGCAGACCTATCGTAAACACTTTTTCAAAGGGTGGAATGAACAAAGCCTAATCCCCGTTGGGTTTAACCAATGAAGGATCCAATATTGTACCAGAGATGGGACTCGAACCCACACGAGCGCTTAGCCCAATTAATTTTAAGTCAATCTTGTCTGCCTATTCCAACACTCTGGCAATTTTCATGATTTCAAAGAACAAGTCCAATTTGACCCGAACATTTACAAAGATACAACAAACTTGAGTTTAATCAAATTTTTTTTCTGTATATTTATACAGATGCACAAAAAGAGTTTTTTAATTTCAGAAAGTCGAATTAGAGAAATTAGATCTAAATACAAGGAGTACATTGATGCGGAAATAGAAGTAAGTATGTTCATTGCTGAAGGTAATACCAATATGTATACCTTATCGTTGAATAATGAATTTATGATACGTACTAAACAAAAATATTTAGATTTTTTGTTAAAGAATTGGTATTCCCCAGGTATGTCTCCATTTCGATGGGATCGTGTGGTAGAGTATAATAAACCAAATCCATTAGACACGAGTGAAAATTACAGAGAATGGAGTCTCAGAACGATGTTAGAAATTTTGGGAACTATGGCGCTTAGGGTCGAAAAAATTGAGTATCTAAATGATTTTGTTAAAGTGGTTTCTCTTTTCGATAGAATGAGCCACAAGTTTACTTATCAGGATATCAATCAATTTCCATATTTTGCGGATGTAAAAGACGAGTATTTAAAAATCTTAAAACAAAAAGAGGGTGATACTCCAAAAGCTAAAAAAATATATGATGATGGCGAATATTTGGTTGTAGTTCCGTTAAATCATGCGGCCTCGTGTAAATACGGAGCAAATACAAGATGGTGTACAACTGAAACTTCTGATACCCATTTTAGAAATATTACTCAAAAAGGCCCACTATATTACATAATATCTAAAGTCCTCAAATCTCCTTTTGAGAAATTGGCAATCCATTTTGATTTAAGTAGGGATGCTGAAAATATTGAAGATTATGATTGGTGGGATTCTACAGATGACAAAATAGCCTATAAATGGAAACAATTGCTCACAATGGTATATCCAAAGGATATGTTGAAAACAATGAAAGAAGATTTCGAAATGTTTGGCATAGAATATTGAAAAAAGAAGAGACTGGTTACCTCTTCAGTACCGTTTTCCCGGTTGACGATCTTTCTGTTCACACCGATCCTGTGGATCTACAGTGACTGGTTGTTACCTGAGATTGATTACCAGAAAGAACTCACTCAATCTCAAGCCGGACTTTTAAAATTTGTTTTTTTTGTATATTTTTTTCTGAATGTCCACAACATCTATACCATTTTTGATTCCAAAATTTAAAAAATTTGAGAATGATTCATTAATTAATTTGTTCATAGGTCTTTTTACAAATTTTAAAAAAACCAAATAACCAATTACAAAAGTGGTTAGAAATCCAATCAAAAATCCAATTATTAATCCTGTAATCATATTTTTTCTTACAAAGATAATTGAAAAATTCTCGAAAATCAAATTTTTTTTTTAAGTGTATTTGTATTTATGAAAAAAAGTGTTTTGAAACTAATTAAAAATCTTTCAAATTTGATCTTAGAAGGGTCAAAGGTCAAAATTTTGGTAGAAAAACTTGGTTTATCTCAAACCACCGCGGAAACTCTACAAAAAATATGTGGAAATCTTTCTGTGTGGATTGCAAATAAAATTTTGGATACATCAGCCTTTGGGCCAAGAAATAGACCTTCGTATGTCTCAGTTGAACCTGGGACTATAAATGGTTACGTAAGTAATTTTATTCTAAAATATCGTAGCATTATAGTTGGTATTATTGACTATGTTCGAGTACACTTAAATGGAGACATAAGTTCAATTAAACAACTTAGTTGGTCTCAACTAACTGCACTTCAACATGAATGGCATCATAGTTTACAAATAGGAACTGGAAATATCAATTATGACGAAAAAAACGAAATAATTAAGGATTTTAGGGACTCTGACGGTTTGGGTTACTATTGGGTAACTTTGGGAACTAATAACTCACCTGAAGAATGTGAACGAATGGGTCATTGTGGTAGGTCTAGAGCTAATCTATATTCTTTAAGATCGTTTCAAAAATTATCAGACAAATTTACAATAAACCGAAGTCACGTTACCGCGGCAATTGATAATGATGGTGTTGTGATTCAAATGAAAGGGCCTAAAAATTCTAAACCTGATGAAGAATATATCAAATACATACTTCCACTACTTACTTTGAAAATCCATGATGCTAATAATGGATCGGAATATTTTATAAATAAATTTAAAAGTGAATATAGACCTGAAACAGATTTCCAAATTTGGGATCTTTCCAAAGACCAAATAGACACCTTAATGTCCCAAAGACCTGACCTTTTCAATGGATTTATCACAAAATATAAACTTGCCAAAATGGGATTAATTGATAAAAACCCATTTGAAGGTAAAGATCTTACATTTGAAATTTCTATCGACCCAGAATCTGTGAAAGATTATGTCGATGGGGATTGGACAGTAAGAAGAAGAACAACTCCAAGTGGTAGAACAATCCAAGTTGGGTTTTTTGAAACACTTTTGAGTGGAGACTTTTGGGATCATTATGACTATTATGATTATTCCCTGAGTGAACTTATAGACGATGTTAGTAAAAAAAATGCAGAAACTATTTGGGGTATAATTAGAGAAACCGCAAATGAACATAGTATTGAAGAAATTCCTGAAGAGCTAGAAGAGGCTATTGAGGAATTTAATGATTTGGTAGATATAAAAAGTGCTATAAATTCAGCAAGGAATGATTGTGAAGAGGCCGCAACTTATGACCATTATTATGACACGTTGAAAAGGGCTTTGAGTCAATACGGGGAAGTGGTTGAAATGAACGACGCTGGCGTTAAATTAAAAATAAATGGTTTTGATTTACTACCATTTTTAGAAAATTCTGATTTGGATGAGATTGCAGAATCTATGGAGAGTGCAAATGAAACTTCGTTAGAAATATTTCTATTATATCTTTTTGACTACTACAAAAATATAATTAAACAACCTTCATTCTCTATAGATAGTCGTTGGAGTCCATGGTGTGATGATAGTGAGTTTAATTCTTACCTTTCTGACAGATTAGCTGATTTGTAAACAAATTCCACTGATTGTAACTTATGAAAAATTTATCAAATTATTCTCCAAAAATTATTAGATTGACCGAAAACGATTTGGTTAAAATAATAGAAAAGGTTATTTTAGAATCAAAAAGAGATCTGTTAAATAAGAATAAAAAGATGGAATATTCTGACTTTGTTGAAAAAGCACAAACTATACATCAACACAAATATAGTTACCCAGAAGAAAATGATATTACATGGGATGGGATAGAAAAAACTGGACCAATTAAAGTTGAATGTCAATACCATGAACCTTTTTATATTACACCACTTAATCACATTCATAGAAAAAGTGGTTGTCCTAAATGTAGACAAAAAGAAAATTTTGAAAAAAAAGCAAAAAAGTACCACTCAATTTCTGGTACTCCAAAATACACTGGATATACAGAAATTGAACTTTCAGATAAAAATTTAAATAAGTGTAATGAAATCGAACTATTTTGTCCTGTGAAAGCAAACAACTTTCCTGACGGAAATTTGAATAATTTTGAAGAAGAGCCACATGGTTATTTTACAGTTTCACCTAGTAACCACATTGACCCGAATAAAAAAGTAGGTTGTCCTAAGTGTCCAAATGCTAAAGGTAAAAACATAAAAGATGACAAATTTACCTGGTTAGATAAAATAATTAAAAGTAATGAATCTTTCCTTGAAAATGGAAAATTAATTTATGACTATAATGAAACTATTTTTACAAAAATGAATGAAATGGTTACCGTTACTTGTCCAAAACACGGACACGGACCTTGGCCTGTGCGTGCCAGTGCTCATTTACACGATGAATCGGGGTGCCCAAAGTGTTTAAAGTTTGAAGAATCCAAGGGAGAACTATCAACTGCTAATTATTTTAATAAGAATAAAATTAGTGTTATAGCCAAGAAAGTGTTTGATGGATGTAAAGGACGGCCCAACCAAAAAGGAACGTGTAGACTATTGAAATTTGATTTTTACTTACCAGAACTAAAAACCGCAGTAGAAATTGATGGTAGATATCATTTTGAAGAAATACACGGTAATGATTTGCAATCACAAATCATAAATGATGAAAGAAAAAATGAATTCGTTGAAAATCTAGAAACTATAGAACCTGAAAAATTAATCAGGATTGAATATAATTCAGGTAAAATTGACGATTTGATAAAAGATCTAGGAGATCTTTTGGAAAAAATAAAATCTGAGAAAAAAGGCACAATCTTACTTTCTGATAAGTACCCCAAAAAAGGGTGGAATGACCCCAACAATAGGGATTAAACAATCAAACTTCCACTATTTCTGTAATTGTATCAGAGATTGTAGGTTCTTGAATGTATTCGTAGAAAAATTCTTTAAAGATTACTTCCATAACTGGAACACATATCGAATTACCTGCTAATGAAATGTGGGCTCTAGTTGATAAAGATGTTGTTAATAGTTTATCGATATCTTGATCATGGACACCCATAAATCTATACCCCTCTCTTGCGGTAAGTGTTCTTACTCTACCATCCCGTGTCATAATTTGTGGAGACCCACTAGTGGTTAAACAAGGTGAACAAGCGTCTATAGAGTAAATCCGTTTTGCTTGATCATAATTAATATCATTTCGTCTAGCGGCTAACTTACAGACAGTGTTTTGTTTTGTTTTGTGTAATGTGAATGGACAATTGATAAACAATGATGAGTCATTAGTTTCCTCAACGAACAACGACATTGGTACTCTAGTTTTTTTATACTTATCAACATTCATCATCTTTTGTTTAACGTCTTCTAGATCACCATTTAGAACAGACATCATAAAAATTCTTTCTCTGTTTTGTGGACAACCAAAATCAGCACCATTTAATAATTTCCAAGAAGAACTATATCCTAATTGTTTCAGAAAAAGAATGTGGTTTTCAAATGATTCAATATGTTTTTTAGATATTAGGTTCTTTACATTTTCCATTAAAAGGTATTTCGGTCTATTCACTGATAAGATTCTTTCCACATCAAATAATAAACCACTTCTTGTACCTTCTTTGATTCCTTGTTGTTTACCTGAAATTGAAACATCAACACACGGAAAAGAGTATGTCAAAAAGTCACAATTAGGAAATTCATTCTCTTTTATCAGTTTAATATCACCAAGATTACCGTTAGAGGTTTGGTGTAAAACATCATAACATTCATTTGCTTGGTTAAAATTATCACAGTTAGCAATAACCTCATAATTCACTCCGATATATTTTAATGCCAATTCTTGTGTTCCATATCCTGAAAATAATGAAACTATTTTTAATTTATCAGTCATCTTTTTTTTTAATAAATATAACAATTTACGACTACAGTGTCAATTTTTTTTTAAAAGTTACTATTTATAGTAACCCATAGAATAATAAAGGGTTATGCTTATTAATCAAATTAAAATGTCCTAAAATTATGAAATATATCTTGTCCGAAAAAAATTTGACATACATCGTAGACTATGTGAGTGAAGCTCAAACAGCGGATGACCTAGTATCGGTATACAAAGTTCCATTTCAAATTGATGGTAAAACTTACAATTATTACACTGTAACGAGTAAAAAAACTAATGAAGTGATTCCTCTGTTAATTTCACAGGCAAAAAATAGATACAAAAATAATAAATATAGAGAAATTTCAGTAGACAAATATGGACAACCAACCAAACCCGAAGACAGTTATTTATATCAATGGATTGTAGATAGAATGATTACTGAAACAGAGGATAATGTCGATTCTTATGATAGTAGATTTTTCACAAACTATTTTAAACAATTTTTTGGTGAACCCGAATTACTTACACCCGAACCAATTAGAAGAGAAGAAGCCAATAAAATGAGGAATCAACTTTTTTTCCAGGATGGTGAATCCTTCAAATCTAAAATGAGTTCGATACAAAAAGTCAACAAAGATGCGTTCACTCAAGAATTTGAAAAAATAACTGGGAAAAAAATGGAAAATGTTGTATATTTTAGTCAACCATATGTAAACTTTTCTAATAAATTTATTGATTTTGGCAAAGAACGAGTAGGTGGAACTACACTCGGACCAAATGCGCTAAACTATTGGAATAAATTTTCAACCTACAACAACGAAGACCCTACTGATAATAAATTTTGTATCGTTAGTTGGAAACCTTTCCAAAAATTAATGAATGACCCACAATTAGTGAACGAACCTAGTTATGAAAAAATTAATGCTGAATTGAATGAAATTTTATTAAGTCCACAATTTGTAAAAATTAATAGAAAAATATTAGGATTTTCAGATGCACAAACTTATCGGTTGATTCCTATGACAAAAAAATTACCTTTTATGAATTATATTTGTAAAAAAAGATTTGAAAGAGCGGCAAAGGGTTCTGAGACTATTGTACCACAAACAGCCTTGAAAACTGGAAAATCAATTACAACTCCACTTTACACAAAAAAAAGTAAGAAAAAATGAACAACGAAAAAATTGCAAAAATTCTGAATCTTGAATCTGTAATTTTTGACATGAGGAAAAAAGATGAGACAGTACCTGACAATCTTCTCATTAATCTCAACAAAATGTATAACACCTTAACAGATGATGAATTGACCTATGTTGAAAAGAAACTTAAAGCCAAACTTGTCGAAGATTACGATGAGATTTTGATAAAAGGTAAGTAGTCTTCAAACTAATTTAGTTCTTGAACTTACCCTTCCGTCAGACCAATAAGTTTCGTCTCCGTAAAATACCAAAATTTCTTCACCTGGGGCAATCTCTTTGATTGCTACAAACCTAAAAACTTTTTTTAAATTTGGATGATGGACCCACATTGCATTGGGCGTGTCTGAATGATTATACAAACTACCGTAACCTAATGCTATAACTTGTTCTTCAAAATCTAAACCTAAAGGATAATTGAATCGGTAATCCAACAAGAGACTAGAACTTTCACCTTTTTTAATCGGTAGTGATAACAAAGGACAATCCTCGATAGTTTCACCTTGAGATATACTCTCACTAGCAAAAACACCTAAACCTTTACCATGTGAAGGTCTGATAAAAATTTTTTTTGGACTATTTATCATAAAAATATTTAAAAATATATGTCAAGACCACTTACAGATAAAGAGATTGCTTTTTTCAAATACTTTAACAAAAAAAATTTATTGAATAAAAAGACTAGAGAAGGGTTAGCTTTTGTTAAAGGTTTGTTTAATTCAACAAATACTACGGGTGATTGGAAAAAAACATATTACTTATACCGACAAAATTACAGACCACAAGGAGATTATGAAAATATTACTTGGAATGATTTTGTTGATAAAACAAATATAAAAACCAAAAGAACCACGAACTCAAATGCTCGAGAGTACACGGCTAGTAAAATGCCTTTTGTCGCCTCAAATTTGAAGGGGGAATGGAAATATAACTATCCAGGAGAATTGATTTATGTTGTATATTCATATGGACATTACCCTATTTACATTTTTAGAGATGGAATATGGTTTATTAATTCAGACAAATACTCAGTCACAACAGCAAAACACATTAGTCGCTCTTTACCTAGTGGAGACAGAGAGTCAAAAATGATTATGGTCGGCCGAGATGTTATGAAAGACATTAACACATATGGTGAAATGAGTAATGAAGACATAATCAAATCGAGAAAAGATAAATTGGGGCAAGAAATCGAAAACCTTTTACCCAAAAAATTAACAAATTTGAAAGCCGCTTGGAATTCAAATTTCAAAATCAAATTTAAAATTAAAAAAATAGAAATTGATCAAGATGGTGATGTGAATGTAATTATAAACGTTTTAGGGTTATTCGATGGCCCAATTGCTGTGAATTACAACGACCCTAAAGTTAAAGAAAAATTCAGATATGTGACAATGAATGAAAAAGAAATAGAAAATATAATAGTGAGAAAATTATTTTCCAATTTACAAGATTATTTACCGCCCAAAAAAATGGATAAATATTTAGATAGAAATGTGATTCCTGATGAAGGGTATTTAAAATTTACGTTTGAGCATCAACCACTTCCTGAATACAATACTGATTGAAAATATGGAAAAATTATTAAGTGATTCCGAAGCAAAATTATTTAATTATTTGAACAAAAAAAATTTATTCAAAAAAAATAAATTTGACGCGGCAAAACTCATAAAAAGTGTTTTAAATGCTGCACCACTATCAAATTATGACCCTAGTGTATTACTTTACCTTTACAGATTACTCTATAATCGAAATGGAAATTATGAAAAAATTACGTTACAAGACCTCGCAAAAAGAATAGAAGAATATGGTACTAGAACAATTAATGGTAAACATATTAAAAATTTTATTTCCAAAAAAATTCCATTCAAGGCATCAAATATGTCAGGAACTTTGAAATACATTTCTAATGGTGATTTAATATATCTCGTTAAATCTTATAATAGTCCAATTTATCTCTATCGTGATGGTATTTGGTTTTTTTCTAAAAATTCTCGAGAAGCCCATCATTGGTTGGCATACCCTAAACTAGATGTTAACGCAAAATTAGTTCCAATAAACATTTGGGACATGTATAAAATATTACGATCAGGCACGCCTATTTCAAATGAAGAACTTTTGAAAAAAAGAAAAGAAGAATTTACAAGTAGGTATAATAGTTTAATACCTACAAGAAAAAAAAATATAAATTTATTTTATTACCATCCAAAAATTAAATTCAAAGTTACAGACATTCAAAAAAAAGATGATGATACTATTGAAATAGTTGTTACAATTTTCAGTATCTATAATAAATATGGTCCTTTGAAATATGAAGATGTTTCTGCGGTTTCTCTTTATTGGGCGGTCCAAGTAAAAAAAACCGATGTTGAAGAAAAAATAATCAAAAATATCACTAAAAATTTACATGAGTATTTACCTCCTCAAAAAATAAGTACATATTTAGACATTGACCAAATACCTGAAGATGGTTACATCAAAATAGTATTTGACCATAAACTAATCGAACAATAAAAAAATGGATATAAATCAAAGAAAAGCTGAAAGATATCAGTGGTTGCTAGAACAACATGATTTTCTCACTGAAAAAATTAGACAAATTAAGGGTAATAATTTCGACCAAACTTTAGAAGAACAAAAACAAATAAAGTTTTTCGAAGGTAAACAAAGAGAAATTATGATCGAAGTTCAAAAATTATTTTAATGTAAATCTCATGATTTTGAATGGTTGGATATATTTATAGACAACCGACCAAGATTATGAAAAAATTCTTAACTCAAATTTTCCAAGACGAAAAAGGATCATTTTCTAGCAAAAGATTTGTTGGAATAATGTGTGCAATTTCTTTATGCGTCACAATGTACCATAACTCATTCTCGACTGTTGATGTGGCCCCAGCTCCCGCATTAATTCAGTCCGTAGCCGCTTTGGCTTTTGGTGCACTCGGACTAGCGTCTGCTGATAAAATTTTTACGAAAAAAAATTCAGAATAACATGGGATTATTTAAATCACTTTTGTACAATACGGAATTCCAAAATGTACAACCCGACCAAAGGTTTAATTTTATGCTACAACAAATGCAATCAAATCGTTGGAAAATTACATTATTAATTTTATTTACCTTTTTCTTTATCGTTTTTGGTATTGTAATGGCAGTAATGTTTAAAGCAACGATTGAAGAAGCATGGAAAGAGTTACTTCTTATTCTTTTAGGGGCTTTTGTTGGTAACTTGAATAAAGTTATCGATTTTTGGTTTTCGAACGAAGATAGAGATAAAATGTTAGTTCAAAAAATGGACGAAGAAGATGGGGTTTCTTTATCATCCAATAACGAAGTCAACTGATTCTATTATGAAAAAAATAATTTTAGGATTTTTATTATTGTTTTCTGTAAATGTATATGGACAGAATGGGAGAAACGAAGTATTAGTTTCTCCCAATTCATCGTCACCTTATTTTTTGATAGATACTGTATTCACGTTGGGTAGTATACTCAATGACACGACAGTCGTATACTTACACTATCATAATCCAACTACGACCAACTATGTTGGTTTTCAAGTAAGGTTTTTTTATCCGCCTCAATCATTCAAAACTCCTATTGTGAAATGGGGTCCGAGTGTAAGTACAATTTCCACAAAATATGGTTCGTACTATACACAACCTGGTTGGGTTAATGCAACTGCAATTTATACAGGAAACCAAGCAATATTTGATTTTCCAGATGGAGCGGTTTTTGAGATTTTACTACCGCATTCATCAACATTCAATCCATCTTCAGTTGACTCATTGAGAGTTCAGGGTACACCTTCTTATTCTAATATAGCAACAACAATGAGTGGATTTGATAACACTTTGGGAACTTTCAATTATGGTGGCGGATTCAAAATGGATACCGTTCGTATTCCGATTACAGTGTTGAATGTTGATGGTACACCAGCACCTGAAATGCCATTTGCCTACGACTTCAAACTAAAGTCGTCTCAGGTTTATTTTAGAGGAGATCGTTTCACAACCAATACAAATGGTATCGCTCTTATAAAAATCCCATATGATACTTCTTTTTATAATGTAAAATTAGTTTCCAATTTGGACACTTTATCAGACAATTCATCTATAAACATTACTGATGCTTACCGTTTGTCTGACATGAGTATTTATGCGGATACCGCTCAGTCCTATGAATTCCAACAAGGTGATGTAAATAGAAGTGGCAATTTATCAGTATCTGACGCCTACCTTATATTCAATCGTTTAGCCACAGGACGTTCATCTTGGTCACCTGTTATTGCAAACGAGTATAATGTAAGATATTACACAACAAATGAATACAATACCATCATCGCCAATCCCAATATTTTCCAAACAGGAATTATAGGAACTACATTGATAGACCAAAATCTGAACGGTACTAATGGAATAACATACTATGGATACGTTTTGGGGGATGTCACCAATACAGGATTGAATAATTTATCATTTCAAATTCAAAGAGTAAATAACCCAAGTGTAGGGACTTCTTATGTTTTGGATGAGGGAACTATTTATCAGAATATTCAAGACTCAGTACAATTTAGAATACCTAGATTAACGATCTCTGATGATAACACCGTAAACGTTGGAGTTACTTTCATTACTCATGGTAACAAAGTTGGCGCAGCACAAATAGGTTTACAATTTGATCCCAATATTTTCAGATTTTCAGAAATTAATGTTGGTCCTGAGGCTAGTTCTTGGAACTCATTTATTTCCACAAAACCAGGCGAAATTTTATGGGGAGGACATGAGTCAAAAATGTCACCATCCTTAATAACAAATTCAACTCAAATGTTCAACTTCAAGTTTAATATTTTGAATTCAAATTGGGAACAATCACCAATCAAAATTACCAACAAAGCGGCTGGTAACGATAAAGCCGAAGATCTGAATATTATTCCATCACCTGTTGATGCAACAGTTATTAATGGAAGAAGAGCAAGAGAACTTGTCAATGAATTAGTAAACGGTTTTAGAGTTTATCCAAACCCAGTAAATGATAATTTGAGTATTGACTACTATCAAACAAATTGGGGATATTTATATTACGAAATCTATGATTACACAGGTAAGTTATACTTTACAAACAGGGAATTTGTCACTCAAAATGAAATTGTCACAAGACAAATAGATGTTAGTAATTTAAAACCAGGTTTCTACTTTGTAAGATTAACAACCAATGAAAAACAAAAGATTCATAAAATAATTAAAAAGTAAAATTATGTCAGAAGAAACAGAAAATGATGGCTCTTGGGGTGGTTTAAAGAAAACCATCGTAGGAACACTTGCCACTATCGTAACAGGTGGGGGTGTATGGATTTCCACAACTTTGTTTGGTGGTGGAAGTGATAATGAAGAAACTAAAACCGAACAAGTAACACCAGCTGCGGCTCCAGTTATTAATCTTAACTTGGAGAATAACAACCAGAGTAATGCGTCTTCAGGTGGAGGTGGAACTACTGTAATTAGAGAAAAAGAAACAATTAGAGAAGTTGCTCCAGCAGCTCAACCAGCAACACAACCTGCGGTAGTACCTGCTGAAGAGAAAAAAGAAACATCTGCCGAAAGAATGAAAAGATTGAGAGCTAAACAGTTGGAAAACGAAGAAGAAGAATGAAAAAAATTATTATTATTTCGACTCTAAATTTATTTTTATTGTTAGGTTGTAAATCAACGATTTCGACTCAACAGTATCAAGCCGATTTTGAAAAAACTGATCGTACACTAGAAAGTATTTCTACTTACACTGGTAAAAAACAAACAGTGCAACTTTCCAAATTAAATGTCAATAAAGATCTTTGGGAGAGTTTTCCTGAATTGAGAGAGAAAAGATTGGGTTTAGGTGTTTCGAATAGAATTGTTGAGAACTTACTTTACACCAACAGATTTGAATTTGCAGAAGAAAAAGATGCAATTGTAAACCAAATGTTAGATGCATGGGAAAAGAAAATTGAAGGTTTAGATGACGGTAAAACAAAACTTAAAACAGATGGTATTAGATTACCAAAGTTTATCGCTTATGCCGAAATTTACGACTTCTCCGTATCATACGCTGAAAGCTACGATAAGGGTAAGTCGAAGAAAACCAATACAACCATCATAGGAATTCAAATTAGATTAGTAAAAGTTGACAACTCACAATACATAGTGGCATCAGGTCAAGGTCAATCAACTCAATTTGGTGAGGGTTATTTTAAAAATCCAACAATGGGTTTTGACCAATCAACCGTTGGTATTGCTACTCAGAAAGCTTTAGAGGTCGCTACGATGAACCTTGTAAAGCGTCTAGAGCAAAATGGTTGGTAAAAAAATTTTATTTCTATTCATCTTTTTATTAGGTGGAATTTTGGGAACTCACGCTCAAAATTTCACCTATTTTTATATTAACCCTTGTAACGGAAAGACTGAGTCAGTACAACTTGAAACTCAAAGTTCTAGTGTTACTATGTTTTATGCGGGACAATTTAGGTCTTTCACATACGCAGAGTTAGACGCTGGTGCATACAATCTATGGGTTCAAGGAATCAAGGACGCTTTACCTTTAGGTGCTAATCCATGTGCCTCAGAAGGTGTAGAAACGTCCAACAACGTATCTAATTTTTTAGGTAGTGTTACCGCAAACGCAGTGGTTAATATTACATCTGTGGTCTCTATGGCTAGTTCTATTGGAAGTTCTGTTGGTAATATACCTACACCTCCACCTCCACCGAGAAATAGCGGTAGTGGGTCTAATAATGATAATAACAACAGCTCATCCGAAGGTGGTAGTGAAATAACAACAGCCGATGATAAAAACCAACAAATTGCAAGTGGTGGTGAGAGTGAAAATAATGGTGGAGGTGGTGGTAAAAGTTCTTCTAAAGTATCTAATGGTGCTTTAATTGCTACTGGAGATATTGTTATAATAAGAAATGATTCTAATATTACAAAAAGTGGAAATGATAATTTTAGGTTTAACACGTCACTAACACACATAAACACGGAACAGACCTTTATCAAAGGAATAAACATTAACTATCAGACGGGTCAAAACATTTTAAATTTATCTGGGTATGGATCATTGAAATACAAAAGGTATATGGGAATATTCTCCACTTCATTTATGACAAATTTTAATACTGATTGGTTTTTGACGGCATCTTTGTTAAATGCTCAAAAGTTAAACAAGGTTACTTTGATGGGAGGAACAACTTATACGACTGGACAAATCAATAAGAATGATTTTCGTAATTGGTCTTTAATAGGTGGGGGATTTACCAACTTTAAAGGGGGTAAATCAATAGGGTTGAATTTTTTAGGGTTAGGTGTATATTCTCCATATATTTTCTTTTATGCTGGTCAGTGGTATAAAAGTGGATTTTTGATTATACCTATGGTAAATACAGATTTTAAAGTTACAGATAAATTTAAATGGACTGTTAGTTTTTCAGGTGTATACCAACTGAATCAAAGTTTTCAAAATTGGCAAGTTTTAACCGGAACAAAAATTTTGTTGTGAAAAAATTAATACTATTTTTATTATTACCCATATCAATATTTGGACAGACATTTACACATTCAGGTTCAATTAGAACTGAAAATGATATTCCTGTTCCAAATATAACATCTAAATTGTATAAACGAGGGACAATAAACACATTATCAAATAATCTTAATGTTAAGATATTTTCAACACATAATGGAAATGGTAGTACGTCCCAATATGGTCAATATCCAACCAATACACTAGAATTTGATAGATTGTTTAATACTTCGTTTTCAAATACACAACTTAGATGGTCAGGAACATTATCAACAACTACATGTTTAAATTTTACAACATATACAACAATTAGAAATGCTGGAGCGACAGTTCCAAATAATGGAGAATACTATTCAGTTGAAGTTACAGGAACTTTTATACCTGTTGTAACTGGGACCTATTCTTTTGGAATAAATTCTGATGATGGTAGTGATTTATTTATTGGTGGAACATTTGTGGTTAGTTATTATGGTGGACACGGAATGAGTGGACCAATTTATGGAAATATAAATTTAGTCGCAGGGACTCAATATACGTTCAGAGCAAGAATGCAAGAATATGGTGGTGGTGATGGGTTAACTGTAGTTTGGAGAAGGCCAGGACAATCTACACATTCTCTACAAACATCGGAATTAGGTATTTTAGCATCTACTTTTACTCCTTGGACTCAACAAACTACATCTACAACAAATACTTCGGGACAATATTCATTTTCACAATCAGTATCAAATGGGGATGAATGGTATATTGAAGTTGTTATACCAATCACAACGTCAAACTTATCCTCTGCTGATTTTGTAGGAATTGACGATATTGTTTTACAAAGAACACCAATCAAATCATATCATTATCACAAATATGAGGTTAGTGGTGATAATCTTATTACAATAAATGATATTTATACTATATCAAAAAGAATAAACGGATTAAATTATACAAAAAGAACTTTGTTGTTTACAGAATCACAATGGGATAGTTTGAATACAGGATCTGCAGATTTAAGAACATCTATTCCTGGAGTACAAAATACTTACACATTTACACCAAGTTCAGGTGGTATTACTAATCTTTATATTCTTTCTCCTGGTTTTACCAATCAATCAAATTTAAATTATTAATTATGGATACATTAGTGTGTTATTTTATATCAAGTGTAATAACTTTTGCACATATGAACGGAGTTCCTGATACAAAATTAACTTATGGAGCAAAACAAATTGTAACAGAACTTGTAAATGAAAATTATAGTCTATGTGAAAACGGGAGACCTGTCACTGTAGAAATTTTGTCTATAGAAGCTCCGACAAAGGGGATAAGAGTAGGACCATTTGAGTTTAAACAGAAAAAAACAATTGTTAAAACCAAAATCACGATGGATGGTAAAGAATATATTGGGGAGGGAACTAACAAAACCTCAGTTTCTTCTACTATATTACAACTTCAAGATGATAAATTACCGTTCGAACGAACTGAATTTAGCTCGGCATTAAGACAGGCACTATCGAAATCTTTTGAGAAAGATTGATCAAGTATCAAGTATATTTTAATTGTTCGCTAATGTCATCAAGCTCTACACGATCTAATTCACTATCTATAGTTTCGAAATCAGGTGAAAACTCATACCAATCACTCCAATCCTCCGCTATTTCATTGAGATTTTCTTTTAATTGTTTTTCTGTGAATACTCCCTCAATATCTACTTCATAGTCACCTCTTCTTTTTTTACTTTCTCTAAATGAAAAAACCATCCTAAAAAATTTTTTTTCTGGTATATCCATATTGTCAACTCTTAATAAATCTCTTTTCAAACTACTAAAATTTTTTATAACTAGATTCATAGAAAAGAAAAAGAAAGATTCTGAGTCTCTAAATTTGGGAACATTAGGGTTGTTTATAAAATCGACCCAAAAATCTGTATAAATAGTATTATTAAGATTAACTTCAGATTCACTAATTTCAACATTCGAATAATTTTTATAAAATTCTTCGTAAAGAAATTTTAAATAATTAAAACAATCTTCTTTGTTTTTAAAAAACTCATTCATATATTGGAAAAGATTTAATTTTTCTAAGTCTTCGTTGATCAGTGTCAGATTCATCCTGTTCAGTATCCGTATATTCATAATCCCAATCAAACGGGTATGACCAATCTGGGATTAACTCATCATAATTAATTTCTAACTGTTCCTTAGTCATATATCCCTCATAATCTATGTCATATGTACCAAATTCACTTTCCCATATAGTAACAACCACCTCTAATTCAAACGTTTGTATTTCGGGCACCTCAAAATTGTCCAATGTAATGGTACCATTATCAAGATTTTCAATATTTTCAGCAATACAATTCATAATAAAAAAAAATTGTCTTACATCATCTTTATTCATTCCAATAGAATTTGCTAATGAAGCCCAAAATTTCCAATAAGATCCTACATAACTATTTATAAGGTCTTCATCAAAGTTGTTTAATGTTATTTCTAATTTTTTAGAAAACATTTTGTAATAAGCTTTTATAAATCTAAATAGATTTTCTTTTGTTGGGAAACGTCCTAAAATTTCAATCCGACTAACCATAATACCGATGAATCATTAGATTAATTTAACAATGAATAATATTCTTTGAAATGTTTAATTCTATCACTTAATCCAATAACACCCCCATTTACTCTTTTTGTTACCGCAGTAACGGTAGCGTCGTCAGCCCCTTTATCACAAATAGCCCATAATTTGTTAGAATCAAAGAAAAATGCCGCAGAAGCCAAAGGATATTTGTTAGCAACTAAATCAGGATTAGCAACGGTATCTTCACCAATAAATTTTGCAAAATTTGTATAGTTTTGTTTTCCTGTTAATTGAATGTATCCTCTACCTCTGAATTTATAACCTTCTTTTGTTGTTTCGTCTCCATTACCCATTCTTCCACCATACACTTTCGATGCTATTTTTTCGGGATTTCTAGCGTAGGATTCTGCTAAGTTACCTGGAAAATATTTTGGAAAAATCTTTTTTAGACCGTCGGCTGAATAGTTTAAATTTTCTTGAATGTGTTTAAATCCACCTGATTCATGGCCACATTGTGCTAAAAAATGTGCAAGACGTAAAGGTGTTGTTATATTAAATTTTTGAGCCGTATCTGGAATTTGTGCAATTACAGAGTCTGGTATATGACCTTTTAATTTTTCTAATTTGAAATTGGAAGTTTTGGTAATTACAACATCTTCTTTAACAATTTCAGGTTTGGTTGATGTTGTTGGGAACATTTTACTCCAAGTACCATCACCGACAATACCATCAGGGGTCAGCCCGTTTGTTGATTGCCATTCTTTTACTTTTTTCTCTGTACCTGCTCCAAAAATTCCATCAGGAGTTAAACCTAATTTAGTTTGAAGTTTTTTAACATCTTCACCTTTTGAATTTAATTTTAGTATCATAATTTTAATTTTATTTATAAATATTTATATTTATAAAAAAAAATTATGAAAGAAGTAATTAAAAAGATTTTACGTGAAGATCTAACACAACGACCTATGTTACTCAAGGAAAGTTGTAATATTTCAGAAAGTTTAAAACATCACATAGACAATCGTCTAACTTTGTCAGAAAACGTTTTTAGACCATACTCTGACAACTATTTTCATTTGATAAATGAAGTAAGAGAACTCTATAGTATGGATATGATAGAGTTGAATAAAGAAGATGAATGGTTAGTGAACACCGACATTGGAAAAACAGCTTACTACAATGGAGATGAAGTTTGGTTGGATATACCATTCCGAGATGGAAACTTTTTGTCTGAAGCTGAATATAGAGGTCGAAAAGTTAATTTAAATTCCCCATTCAGAACTCCAGGTGGTCCAAAAAAATTTTCAGTTTATGTAAAGAATAAAACCGGAAATGTGATAAAAGTATCTTTTGGCGACCCGAACTTAAGAGTCAGAAGTAATAATCCTAAAGCTGCTAAATCTTTTAGAGCTAGACATAAATGTCATACCAAAAAAGACAAAACTACTGCTGGGTATTGGTCTTGTAATATCTCTAGGTACAGAAAAAAATTAGGTATAAAATCATCAAGTCCTTGGTAATGTCTAAACGCCCTTTCAAACAGACAAAAGAAGATAATATAATTATTCGTAAATTTTCTAACAAGGTTAAAGGTCACGAACTAAAGTGGCATTACGATCTGAAACATCGTATTGTTATTTGTGAACATGAAACAAACTGGTTATTTCAAATGGATAATGAATTACCCAAGAAAATTGAAAAAAATTCAATTATTGAAATACCACCTTATGTCTATCACAGAGTAATTAAGGGTGACGGAGATTTAATCGTTTCAATCAAAGAAAGTTGAATCTTATCCACCATGGAGCATTGGTAGATCGTTTTCTTCAGCCGTGTTGATACGTACTCGCTCTTGAACGTAATTAGCTATAGGTTGTGCTTCCATGTAGATTTCTCCTCGTATTTCATAGTCGTTTATAAGTTCCATCAAATTTGGATCATTTGAAATTATTTCTAATACTTCTTTTGAACACAATTCATAATTTGATGATCTATCCATTTCCCTTATAATTTTAAGAATTTCACTTGGTAAGTCAGACATTATTGAGTCAATTTGAAAATCTAAAACATTCCAAAAAGTAGGGGAGGTGGCGTCTTTTTCCCAATGTACTGCTACTTTAAGTCCTGTATTTTTATTAATACAATACACGAGTAGACCATGATAAGCATATCTGTAAAAATGTCTTGAAGATTCTCTTGATGTTGTACACCATTTAGTTTCAGCTCCGTACACCTTTGAAGCTTCGTAAGTTAAAGGTCTAACAAGTAACCATTCATCATTATCAAAAACTTTAATAACCTCTTTTTTGGAATAATTTTGAAGATATTTGGCGTGAGCTTTCTTATAGATTTCACTCAATTCTGCAATACTTTTAATGTTGTTTACATCAACACCTGTAATGTAATTTTTTTGATATAAATCTATAAACTCTTTAATTACATTACCCGACACGTCTTCGAAAAGATTGTTAAATACTTCATTAAAAAAATGAAATGATTGTATGGTTATATTGTTTGTGATTTTTCTATTTGTTTCTCTTTCGATACGTTCGACAAACTCAGGATCTTTCTTTGATTTTTTTTCCTCTAGTTGAGCCTGGATTAATTTTAACAACATAGGTAAAAACTTGTTGGTTTCAGATTTGTCCAAGTAAGTAAGATAATCAATAAAAGAAAAATCTAATTCTGCAAAATCTTTTTTGATTTGTGATAATTTAGCCATTTGTTTGGTTTTTAATAAGGTTATTAATTTTAAGTTTTACTCTTTCACTCAGTGGAATTGCGTTTCCGTCTTCATCAATTCTCACGAATTTTATATTTGTTTTTACAATTGTTTTTTGATCCCCTGTGTATACATTGTGGGCTCGTGCCTCAACATAAAACGTGGCGGAAGTATTACCGACAGAATGTGGTTTAGCATAAATTTTTACAAGTTGACCTTCTCGTGCTGGTTTTTCGAATAAACAAGAATCGATGGATAGTGTTACCATTCGAGGAGTATCACATAATTGCATCGCATAAGAAACCGCGGAAGCGTCAATCCAAGCCAATGCTTTTCCACCAAAAAGATTCCCATGAAATCCCAAATCAGATTTTTTAACAGGATGTGTCGATATAAGTTCCATACAAAAAAAATAAAAAGAAATATATCGAAGTCAAATTACGGACTTGAAAAAAACAACTAAAAAACGTTTTTTTGGATAGTAACTTATTTTTTTTCTTTGGTTACTTTTTGTAATAGTTTCTTAATCGTATATTGATTAATTGCAACTACACTGAGTGCTACCACTCTTTTTGCTAATTCTGTGAAATCTTCACTAGTCAAGTTATTATCACCGATTTTCAGAAGATAATCTAACATTGGTAATAGGAAGGTAAAAAAAATTATTTCATTTGCCATTTTGACTGACTTGACTGAATTAGTCACAAAAAGTCTTAACAAATCAATTAATTTATCAATTTTACGTTTTGCAAAATTGAACTCTTTTATCAAATTTCTTTCTCTGATCAATCTAGTAATTTGTCTTATCTCCGAAGCATTTTGATTATACAAAATTGAACAAATCCCAATTATAAGTAATGTTCTTTCAGGTCCCGTGAGAGATGGGAACTCCAAGTTCAAAGTCGCATTCAATGGTCTAGCCAATGCTCCGATCATTGCCGAATATGTTAATAAAAACTTTGTATTTTCGACACCTAATGTTTTAGCGGTATTGTAAATGGCCTTAGTTGTTTTCTCAAATTTAGAAAAAATAGAATTTATATCTTCTATTACATTTTCTTGTAAAACCATAGTGTTTGTCATTATTCTAAATACAACGATATTTAAAAAAAAAGTCACACGGTAACCCCCAAATTTAAATAACAATCGCCGACCAAGACTATGAAATTAATTTGACCCGTGTGACATTTGAAATATAAAATATTTTTTTTAAGAATCAAATATTTATTTTGAACTACCCAACCACTAAAGATGGTTGGGATTCTGAAACCAAGTTCAGAATTTTGGACGCTTCAGCGATTGTGCCAACGGGTGTTGGTCTTATTTCATCTCCACGTCTGTAATCGTCAGTTCCTGACGATATTTGTTTATATCCTTCATTAAGGATGTTTACGCTCGCATTTAAATCTCTATCTAACTTGGTATGACAAGATGGACAGGTCCACTCTCTAACACTTAAATCAAGATTTTGATTTACGTATCCACAACAATTACAAGTTTTACTAGAAGGAAAGAATCTATCAATTTTAACTATCTGTTTATCATTCCATCCTGCTTTGTAAGAAAGAAGTTCTATGAACTTAGACCAGCTTGCATCAGAAATGTGTTTTGACAATTTATGATTTTTAATCATACCTTTAATGTTCAGATCTTCTAATATGATTGTATCATATTTTCGGATCAACTCTGTGGATACTTTGTGCAAATTATCTAAACGAGAATTGGTTATCTTCTTGTGTAGCTTTGCAACTTTTAATCTTTGGTTCTCATATCTATGAGAACCGAAGGTTTTTCTACTTAAATGTTGTTGATTTTTTTTAAGTAAGGTTTGATACTTTTTTGTATAACGATTATTTTTGTACTTAAAACCTTCGGAAGTAATTACAAAATCTTTAAGTCCTAGGTCAATACCGATTGATTTTCCTGTTTTGGGTAAAGTGGTATGTGTAGTTTCTACAAGAATGGAAACAAAATATTCATTTGTTGGTGCTCTAGATATGGTACATTGTTTAATAATTCCTGTAAAACTTCTACTTAAAATTAAATCAATTGGTTCTTTAAATTTGGGTATTCGTAATTTACCTTTTTCCAATTTTACAAATTGTGGAACTTTAAAACTATTTTTCGTATGTTTTGATTTAAATTTTGGAAAACCTGTTCTTTTTTTAAAAAAACCATTATATGCGGCTTCTAAATTTTTTAAAGTATCTTGTAACGACTGTGAGTTGACTTCGTTCAACCATGAGTATTCTTCTTGATTTTTTAATTCTGTTAATGTTTTTGCATTATCATAATAATTTAAACTTTGTTTGTTTGTTTCATATTCCTTTTTTCTTTCGTTTAGAAAATAGTTATAAACATACCTCATAGATCCAAAATGTTTATTCAATAAAACAATTTGTTCTTTAGATGGTTTGAGTTTATATTTATATGATTTTAACATTTAACTTGTATTTATTTTTAATGATAAATATCTACAAAAAGTAGAAAAATTTGTTTTTTAAAAAAATATTTATAATTCAGATATTTACTATAACCACCTTCCATCCCATCGGCTAAAGACCGATGGGTTTTTCGGTGGATTTAATATAAAAAAAATTATGAACGCATTTTTCGTAGGAATCACTCAACAAGAGAAAAATAACATCTTGGACCAACATAAAAAAATTTATGATGGTTATAGAATTATACATCAAACCGATAATAAACCTCAACCCTTGTATGTACAAGATTTTGCCAACGACAAAGAAGGGCTTGTGGTTAACAATAGTGGTGAAGTGAAAAAATATACAAATGTGGGGATCAATGAATCGGAGGAAATGTATTCTGATTTATTTTTGGATGAGGTTGAAGAATCGGAATGTATGGAATGTGGAATGAAGGAAACTTACGAAGAGACTGAGTTTGAGGATGCGTATGCGTTCAGAGACAATGAAAGAGATGAGGAGGTGGATACTGATTTTGAAACCATCGATTTGATAGGAATGGACCAAGATTACGAACCAATGGATGATGATGAATTAACTCCTAGAGAAGGTGATGAAACGTTAAGTCCTCAGGAAGATGAAGAGGACAATAATTGGATGTTTGTTGAGGATGAATTTACTGAAAACGAAGATTTGGATGAATCATTCCACAATCAGAGGAACAGAATCTTGGAAATGTTTCAGAGAACATCCAAGTTTTGAAAATTGTCAGTGAGTTTACGGTACACAAAATACCCTTCAATATCTCTTAGTATTTGTTGAATGTAGTCGTATTTCCTATTACCCTTAGACACCTTTTTGTTCGATATCAAATGATTTATTGAGGTTCCTTTGATTTTTTTGATGGTTACCACAACCCCATTGGATAGGAATATTTTTTTGTCGGTCCTTTTGATACAAGTCACATTGTCGTAAGAATTACCAACTTCTATGTTCAAAAGAAACATATGTGCGTCGTGCCATAAATTATTCATGGGTCAAATATACACAAATAATTTGATATTTTATTTTTTTTTATGTAAAAATTGGTTTTTTTCGGAAAATCGAAATATTTGTAAGGAAAAAAAACTATGGAAATAAGAGAAATTTTTGAAACAAATTTATCATCGAATAATTTGGAAGTCAAATTCAGGATGAATGAGGACTCTGATGAGGTAATTCGAACACATACATTCGATATTGACGAAATCGTCGAATATGGGTATGAAATTTTTAAAAGTCCTGATGATTTGGATGAACTAGACGAAGATAGTTCAGAAGAAGAATATGAATTAAATGATTGGGATATTGATATTGACGAGTCGGAATTGACCTCATTTATGAATGAATATTTTTCAATCAATGAAAATATTCCTGATGCAGAAATATATTAATTTGATATTTATCAATTATGAGTGGTGTAGATATAGATTATTATATTAGAATGTTACAATCGTTGATTAGTGACAAGGTTGAGGTTGGAGAACAGGAAATGGAAACATCTTCAGCTAGTCCTCCTGCCGCATACCCCACGGTCACCAAATGGGAAACAGGGATCAAAAGAGGTTCCGCAAATCAAATAGGAAACACAAAATGGAAAGATTCATACCCTATAGTGAGGGGTAAAGCAAATACTTTGTTATAATCGTATATTTATTGAAAAATAATGAAACAATTAATTTCAGAAAAAGAAAGAATGAGAATTACAAATCTGTATGAGATTGTAACACCGATGGATTATGTTATTTCTGACTGGTTATCACCAGATGAGAAATACGTAATTTTTTTAGATGAATTATATGATGTAATACAACAAAAGAAAATTGGAAATATTTGGGAAAATTTTGATAATTTTAAAATGTTTATTCAACATTCATTTGAAGTTTCAACTACAATACCACAACAAATAAAAGAAGAACTTTCAAATTTGATTAATTCTTTCGTCATTATAGAATCAACCCGAAATTTGTCCAAGCTTAAACCTATTTTTAAACAAATTTTAGAACAAGAAAACAAATATGGACTTCTAGGGGATTTTGGTAATTGGGCAAAAGATACTGCAACAAATGCTATTTCATCAACTACAGATTTTTTTAAAACAGGGTATGAAGGTCTTAAAAAAATGGGAATAGCAATATCTCAGGGTGAGTGGTCACAAGTAGTTGATTTATTAAAAAAGGGGTCATTATATGTGGCAAGACGTATAAGGGCGGCACTCTATAATCCAGTTGGATTAATTCTTGATGCTATTTTAGTTGCTTCTGGAGTTGGAGTCGGTCTAAAAATGTTACCTTGGGCGATAGTGGTTGGTCTAGATCTATATGAATTTGGGACTGGGAATTATGAAGAACCCGATTTGAGTATGGGGTGGAGATTGTTATTCTTTGCGGTTGATTGTATGGGACTGGTTCTCCCCGCCTTAGCAGCAAAAGGGCCAAGAGTAATGATTAGAAATTTAATAAATAAATTTGGAAAAACTGATAAAGGATTACTAACGGCCATAAGACAATCGAAACCTTTACAATCTTTTTTTAAAGTTGTACTTGATAATATTAACAAAGTGTCAGGTCTTATGCAAAAATCGACTACATATCTGAAACAAAAATCACCAAAAATTTATAATTTTTTATCGGGCAGTTTGGGATTGTTAGATAGGTTTTTATTGAAACTTATTACTTTGATTAAATCCCTTTTAAAAGGGGTTGGTTTTGTACTTTCCGCTCCTGGAAAAATTACCACAAAACTTGGTGGTGGAGGTAAAATAGGTGCGACAGCAAATACGTTTGTTCCTTTAGCTGGGTTGGGTACTTACCAACAAAATCAACAAAGGAATTATGAAGAAGATTTAGTTGACAAATTACAAAATAAATCAGTAGAATCAGAATATGATCCTAATCAAATTTAATATAAAAAAATGGAAAATCAAAACGCAAATTTAATCAGAACGTATATCAATTTATTTGAATCATTAAATAAAACAATATCACTAAATGGTAAAAATTTTATTAATGAAACAAAGGCGATCACTAATTTAGCACGGGGGAAGAATATTGTGGGCCCAGAACTAGAGGGATTTTTGAAAACAATGAAACAAAACACGGGCACAAATAAACTATTAACAGATTTAAAAATAACAAACGTAGATGACTTATTATTGGCAGTAAACCGTGGGAGTAAACAAGATAAGCGATTGTTAGGCACTTTAGAATTAACAATTCTTAAATCTAACACTTCTAACACAAAATTAATTGATGCCGCCACATCTAGTTTAGTCAAAGACGGTAAATTTATAGAAAAATATACAAAATTTAAAAATCAAGGTCAACCACAACTAGAAGCCGCATTGAAACAAGCTGGTTATTCTGACCGTGCAATTACTAGTATTGTAAATAAATTCCAAACAAGTACAAAAGGAAGTCCAAGAGCATTCAATACAACACCTCGTAATAAAAATAAAAAGGTTGCAATCGAAAAAACAAAATCTATTGTAAATAACCCAAACAATGCAAAGGTAATCGATGAAATTAAACTTGCGGTAGGTGAGGGTAAAGATTTAGGTAATGGTGTAAAAAAATGGACAATAGGTGATAAAGTTTTTGCTACTGTTATGGCTCTTGGTGGTATAGGTATTTTGTACGCTATTTTGTCTAGAAATGGAGATGGTAGTGATGTTGAATTAGAAAAACAAGACGGGACTCAATTGAATCCACCAGGCTCACCAAAAGCCACTCCATTAACCGATAACGAAGGTCCCAAAATAACGGAATTTACATGTAAAGTTCCTGGTGATAAAAATTATGCTTATACATTTAAGGACAATAATTGGTTTGCATTGAATCTTAAGAATAAACAAAGATTTAATTTGACATATTTACTTACTAGTGGATTTCCAGGATACAAAAAAACAATAGATGTTTTGGTAAAAACTTGTCCTACACAACAACCTACCTCTGACTCTGAAGTTAAAATTCCATTCAGGAACGTAAAAGATGTATTCCCAACCCCGCAATTAACAAATAATGACCTTAGTCAATTCAATGTAAATCAATAAGAATATGAATACTATAACAAAAAGTTTAAGAAAAAATATTAACGAAATCAAAGAAACTAAAAAAAATTTGATTATCGAACACTCTATCGTTCAGTCACGTTTAAAATTTGTACTTGAACAGAATTATAAAAGTGATCGTGAAAAGTCTATGTTTCTATTATCCGAAATGATTATCTTAGAAGAACAAGGATATGACTTAAGACAATTGAATGAACAATTTGATATATTTGGATTTTTGGGTAGTTTATTTGGTGGATCTGTAAGATCACTTCCAGAAGTTATAGGCGAGTATTTAGTTGATAAAGTTGCAAAATTATTAGGTATTAATAAACAAGATTATTTTTACAATGTTCTTAAAAGCGTCATTACAACTACAAAAATAACGGATTATCCTAAACTTTTTACAAATTGTAGATTTTTAACTAATCAGATTGCTGATGGATTTATTGAAGCTGTTCTTACACAACAACAAGCTAAACGCGGTCTAGACACGGGCGCTGGAGGATTTTTTCTAAATGCTTTAAGAAATTCTTTTATGAAAATAATAGCAGATCAAAGAGGTTCAGTAATCCAAAATTTGGAAGATGTATTGTCAGATATAATTTGTGGTGCAGTATCTAAGTGGAAAGAAAATATTGTAAATTTAGGTAAGAGCATGGTAGGTAAAGTTGGCACCGCTTAAAAAAAATCTTTTTTAAACGTTTCCCATACATTTTCCAAACTTCTACCCGCTATTTCAGTGAAGAACTGCGGTTCATAAGGTTGTGAATTAAGTTTCATCTTAGATTGCTCCAAACTTTTATCACCTTTTTTAACATTACAACTGAAACATGATGTAACCATATTGGTCCAAGTATTAAGACCACCCTTTGATCTTGGTATGACATGGTCTATGGTTAGACTTTTTTTAGAACCACAATAGACACATTGGTGATTATCTCTAGCATAAATTCTGTGACGACTAATTTTGATTGGTTTTGTTCTAAATTTAACATAATTTAACAGTCTAATTATGAGAGGTCGTACAAACTCACCCGAGGTGGTTAATATTTTTTCTATATTTTCTTTTAATACTTCAGCTTTCCCTTTCAAGACGAGTTTAACACTCTTCTGAAGAGAAGTTACATTTAATGGTGTAAAATCTGAATTCAACACTAAAACTTGATTCATCGTTTGACTTTTTACTGAAAAGTATTAATTTTTAATCAAAAATCAAATCATGTCGTACTGTATTATTAAAATGGTAGAAATAAAAAATACCGATACAAATAAGAAAATTTTACCTGTTATTCTCTTAGATAGTCAAGATGAAGTTTTGGAGTTTGAAAATTTAGATGAGGCTGAAAAATTTAGAGATTTATTACAATTAAATTCCGATTCAGGTCACAAATATTTAATTAAGAAAATCTAACATGGCTCACCCAATTTTACATTCTAAATCTTCCGCAAAAAAATTCGGTGGTAAATGGGAGGATTATATTCATTTACACAATTGGTTGGATGAAACTAAATCCTGGGTCGGTCATTCAGTGCATAGGATGTTTAGACATCATAGTGAAGGGATTTTCGAAATGGAAAAAATTTTTGGAAGTTCATTTGTAAATAGTGATGAAAAAGTTGTGTATGTGAGATATGTTGGTGAACAACACGTTTTAGAAGATTGTTACAATTACATTCCAACAGCAAAAGAATGGATTGAAGCTATCAAAGCGGAAAAAAAACCAATGTGGTTTATTCGAACTGCCAAACTAGAATTGGAAGATTAGATATTTATCAATATGGCAGATACAAAAAAAGGATTAACAAAACTTATTCAATGGTGGGGAACCAAATGTAATAAAGTAACAATTGAAGTTAACGAAGATTATGCTTTAGAATATACAGACACATGTGAATGTATCAACAAAAATGGAGAAAATACTACATTACGTCATCCGTTTCAAATACAAGAGGTAATAGATTTTCTCTGCGATGATATTCGTGATTTGCGTTCGACATTAGATGATTCTATCGATGTGAATGACCCATATATCAACAGATATAACTTAAATTTTGATTTTGATTCGAATAAATTTATTGTAAATGTACAATATTCATTTAATAGTGAAGGCGAAGAAAAGATAGATGTACGATCTGTAGAAGAAAATGAGAGTTTAATTGAAATATTTAATGATCTTGAAAGAAATGGAGCACGTGGTATATGTCAAGTTGATTTTAATGGAAGTGGTGACTCTGGATATATTGAAGACAGTTTACTTGACTCTAATGGGCGTAGATTACAAGTACCTACAGAATTGGAAAATGAATTATATGACTTTCTAGAAAATGAACATGGAGGGTGGGAAATTAATGAAGGGAGCTTTGGACAGTTTATGATTAATTTACCAAAAAAAGAAATCGAACTGTATTACACTGAAAATTTCGAAGAAAATGAGGAGACGGTTATTTATGAATCATCAATAGATGAATTAATCGACGAAATTAACTCAAAGGATGATGTTGATTGATCTGTATGTTTACAAAATCAAACTTATTATTTAAATATTTACTAACATGTCAGATCCAAAAAAAGCATTAATAAAACTCATTCAATGGTGGGGGACCAAATGCATTGAAGTACAAATAAATGTGGGTGAGGAGGGTCGTTTGGATTTTTCCAATAAAGATAAATGTGAATGTATTAACAAAAATGGAGAAGATACCAAATTACGTCATCCGTTTCAAATAGACAGTGTAATAAAAATTTTATGTAAAGACATTCTTGATTTAGATCAAATAATGTATGACTCAATTGATGTTGAGGATCCAAATATATCAGAATATGAAGTATCTTTTAATTTTAAATCTAATAAATTTATAGTCGTAGGGAATTATAATTATTTCTATCTTAACGATTCGGTCTATAAAACAAAAGATTTTAGTAAATCTTCAGATACTCTTGAAATTTTTGAAGATTACACAGAAGCAGGACATACAGGAAAATGGATAGTAACATTCGATGGTTGGGGTGATACTGGTGAAATTCATGATATAATGACACAGCAAGATAAATCTATAGGTGTGTCCGCAAGTCTACAGGATTTACTTTACGGAATGTTAAATAATGCAGCGTGGGGATGGGATCAAAACGAAGGAAGTACTGGTCATTTTTCGATAGATTTGGACTCAGCAAAAATTGCCTTAGAATTTCGAGAAAGACAAGAAATTTTTGAAGATGAAGTAATTTACGAAACAACTATAGATGAACTAATTAACGAAATTAGTGTCTATGATGACGGTGTCAACTAACTTTAAACGATTGTAATGGTCTTTCATCATCAAAATCAAACATTCTTTTTCTTTTTGTTTGATTATTTTTTCTTTGATTTTGACTTGGTTTTGAATTTTAATTAAAGAGTCCGATTTGTTTTCATTATCCTCAGTTATTATCTTAATTTTTTCCACTTTAATTTCGATTTTGTCTAATACCTCGTTGATACTGTCCAAATTTACTGTAGTAACATTTGTATCAATTACAATTGTAGAATCAATTTCTTCTAATTTAAATTCATAATTAGTTTTACCAAATTCTGTACAAGAGTAAGAAAATAATATTATAAATAAAAATATTTTTTTCATTGCAAATCTTTGTCAATAACTGATAATATTCCTTGTGTTCTAGCTAAAGTGGAATCAGTCTTTCTTAATCGTTCTCTTAGTTGTTCTACATCCGTACTTAATTTTTCTACATTTGTTGAGCATTCTGTAATCCTCGATTGATAATTCATTTTGTTATCGATCCATAGATATCCTACGACCAAAATCAAAATAAATTGGATGTATTTTAGGGGATCTTTAAGATAATCTTCAAAAGATAGTGGAATTTTCATATACTTACGATAAATATCTAAAAATTAATTTTGTGCCATATCTAAATCATAATATACCTACAATCACATGTTTTATACGAAATGAGTTTTTATTCAATCATGAAAAAGGACATGGTGAATTTACTCTAGCTGATGTTCATTCTGTTGCATCAATTGAAAAAAGAGTCCCTTTATTTGAATCTTTTTTAGAGAATGGTGTAAATTGGACTAGAAGACCAATTCATGCATTTTGTTGGAAACAAGATGCCGAAAAACTCCCTTTAAGTGAACACATATATTGGGATTGTTTTAGTTCATACATAGACGTACAAGTAAGAGCCCGTTTGAGTGGTAAAAGTGCTGATTTAATTTCTATATCAGGTGTAAAAAGACAAGGTGTTTATCTATTTACATTGGATTGGTCATTTGAAAATAGATCTTTATTGGACACCAACTTTTCCGAAACCCCAGAACACAAATGTGGCCATGTTTTTAAAATGGATAATGGAAATTATTTCATATATCCAAACAATAGAATTATATGGATAGATAATGCTTGGACATTTAATAGGATAGACAAAAATCCAGGGTATAAAATCGATATGAATATTTATTCAATAGAAAATAAAACAAATTTCGAAACAGATTATCAATATTTTACAGAATTTTCTAAGAAATCAGATATTTAAATGAAACGAATATTCGGGAATGAATTGGATAAATATTATTACCACATTAATCACATCAACTACATCGATTATTGTGGCACTTATTGCCGCTGGTTTTTTCAAAACCTTATTTGAAAGAAATAGAGAAAAGAAAACACAAGGAAAACTTTTAAAACAAATTCAACAAGACGAAGTTGTTCATTTCACACTTAAAGAATTGAGAAGGAAATACAACGCTGATAGAATTTATATTATGCAGTTTCACAATGGAGGAATGTTTTATACACAAGCTCCGATGCAAAAAGTGTCAATAACCTTCGAAAGGTGTTCAGATGGTTTAGAAAGAATGTTCGAAAGATTCCAGAATGTATTTGTCTCCCATCATACTTGGTACATATCTGAAACTATAAATATGTCTATGTTTTCTAGTAATATAGAAGAGGATATTAGAGATTTACCGACTAGAAGTTTATTTAAGAACTTCGGAAATTATGCACTCTGCTCAGTACCTATTTATGATCTCAATAACAATCTTATAGCATTATTCTCATTATCTTGGGTTTTTTCAGAGATACCAAGTGAAATATTAAACAATGATAAATTCGATGATTTGTTCAAGAAAACTTTATTGGACGAAGCAAATTCACTAAAAACATATTTATTGACATGATTTTGTTTCCTTTAGAAAATGAACAACCAATAAGGCGTCATCATGGAGGTGAGGTACATGAGGTTGATTTTGAAACACCAGTAGGTAGTAAAATTATAGCTTCTCTAGATGGTACTGTTGTACAAGTAAAATCAAATAATGGAGACTGTGGTAATACCTTAGTGACTAAACATATCATAGGCACAGATACTTACACTTTAGGTTATTGTCATTTATCTAAATTTAACGTTAATCAAGGTCAACAAATAAAACAAGGAGATATTTTGGGTCTTACTGGTGGAGAACGTGGTGCTTTTGGAGCTGGAAATAGTGAAGGGCCTCATCTTCATTTCACTGTTAAAAAAAATGGAAGTCCATACCCTGTAAAAAACTTTTTGTCGACCGCAACAGTAGGATCTCCTAACACCGATACAAATAAACCGAAAGATAAGGAACCAAAACCACCAAAAAAAGGTGAAATTACTGCTGACCCAATTGCCGCAATGTATAAAAACTATTTCAAAGCTACGACTTTTCCAGCGATAGCCGCGTCATTACCAGGTTTTGTTAATTCATCGATTGAAAAAAAAGAAAATCGAATTGTCGAAGAAATAAAAAGAATCAAAAAATTAATGTAAAAAAAAAGTCCGAGGTGTCTCGGACTTAGTTGATTTTTCAAGTTAATTTTTATTCAGTAACTTGAGTGGAATCATTTACGACTGCAGTTGTATCGACAACTTCAGTAGTTTCTTCAACAGCTGTTTCTTCAACAGTTGTTTCTTCGGTTGCTTCTTGACAAGAGACAAGAGCGGTGGCAATCAATGCCAAGAAAAGTAAGTTTTTCATATTTAATTTTGTTTATGATGTAAATATACACACAAAAATAAATTAATCAATAATGTGTCTAAAAAAAAATATTTTTTAATTATTAGTGTATATTATTTTGGGCACTATTAATAATTTTAAAAATTTTGAAAAATTCCAAAATTACAGATATTTAAGGATATGAACGATTTGAAAAGAATATTAAGAGAAAATTTAAAAAGACATATCAGAGAAACCTCGAGTAAAAAAAAACCTGATGTGGATGTCCCTGAACATTGTTTTGGTGGTCCAAAAACTTATACTGGTGGTTTAGTCACACTTATTCAATTATTAATGAAAGATAATACTAGAGAGGCTAAATTAGCAGTTGAAGATTTCAAACAATTTTTAAAAGGAAGTTCTAAAATTGATGGTAAGCAGGTTGTTGAAATTTTAAAAAAGCATGGTCAACACGGATACATAGGATTTGCTGGATGTTTTTAAAACCCCATCAATTTTGATGGGTCTCAAGTGTGGAGCTAGGTGGATTCGAACCACCGTCCTGTGAATTACTTCACGAAAGGTCTACATGATTATTTAGTTATTCTTAACTAACAAATAGACGGTTCATTTAAATGAATGTCTCCGACAACTACATCAAGTTTTATTACGGAAAAACTTAATAAATCCTCCATTCCTGTTATGGTAGAAACCACACCTTTAGGACTTCTGTTGCAAGGTGTACAGTCCGTAACCCCTGGTGATTGCATCAATTAAGCTACAACCGCGACTTCGGTCTTCAAGAGTCCGATAGCCTCCATGTTTGCGAAAACATCGCCATTTGATTTTTTGAATCAGTTTTTACGAGGTTAATTCAGCCCCGTCATGCCCTTTCAGATCCGTAGAAACCAGTCGATTCCTGTTAGCCCCGAAGTAAAATAAATATACTGCTATAATTTGAAATGTCAAATTTTTGATTTATATTTGTATGTAATATGGAATACCGAAATTACGAATTATTAAAATCAATTTTATCAGTACCAACAAAAACTTATCAAGAAGACTTGATGATAGAGTTTTTGGATAAATTTCTTACTGAACAAAACATACCCCATTATATCGATGATTATGGAAATGTGTACGCCACTAAAACTTCTGAAAGATTTTCAGACCAAGTATTTCCTTGTGTAATTGCACACACTGATACTGTTCACACGTTAGTTGACAAAATTATTGTCAAAGAATTCATAGGCAAGGACAGACAACAAAGGTCCAAAACATGTCTAAAAGGTGTTAACTCAAAAGGGATGCCGACAGGTATTGGTGGTGATGATAAATGTGGAATTTTTGGTGCTCTTACAATTTTGATGGATCTACCGCATGTTAAAGCGGCATTTTTTGTAAGTGAGGAGACAGGTTGTCACGGGTCAAAAAATAGTGATCCTGAATTTTTTAAAAACGTTGGGTATACCATCCAACTTGATGCTCCCGAAAATTATATGGTTTCTGAAGTGTGTAGTGGTGTAAGATTGTTCAAAAGGGATTCAGATTTTTTTCGATGTGTAGATCCGATAATTTGTGAAATGATGATTGATCCTGAGTATATGTATCACCCGTATACTGATGTTTCTCAAATGGTTTTAAAACACGGATTGGCATCAATTAATATTTCTTGTGGATATTACAATTATCATACCGCAAATGAATATATCGTGTTGGATGACCTTTATAATTCAATCGAGGTTGTGAAACGAATGATTGAATCATTAGGTTATGAAAGCTACTTAATGGAACCGAACGGAATCAGATGGTAAAAAAAAAGGGACTTAAGTCCCTTTTTTTGTTGATATTCTGATCTCTTCTTCTTTGAAGCTTAGATAATAATTTTTACCTTCTACAATATCTCCTGAGAGATATTTTTCGGAGATTAGGTCCTCGATTTTTTCTTGTATAGCCCTTTTTATTGGTCGAGCACCATAGGTTTCATCAAAACCAACTTCGGCTATGTGATCAATAACTGAGTCCTGACAAATTACATTAATTTTCAAACTTTTCAGACGGGTTGTAAGTTTTGTGACTTCGATTTTAACAATCTCTTTTACCTCTTCTTTTCCCAATGAATTGAAAACAATTACATCATCAATACGATTGAGAAATTCTGGTTGGAAATATTTTTTCATTTCAGATTTAAGAATCAATTTCTTTTTCTCCTCTTCAGCGTATCGATTTGTCGTAAATCCAATCCCCGTTCCGAAATCTTGAATTTTTTTGATCCCAATATTTGAGGTCATAATAATTAAACAATTTTTGAAACTAATTTTTCTACCTAAACCATCGGTGATGTGTCCTTCATCCAACATTTGGAGAAGTGTATGAAAAATATCTTTGTTAGCTTTCTCAATTTCATCAAATAAAACGAGTGAGTATGGTTTTGCTTTTACTTGTTCAGTAAGTTGACCTCCTTGGTCGTAACCAACATAACCTGGGGGAGCCCCAATTAACCTAGATACAGTATGTTTTTCTTGATATTCACTCATATCAACCCGAATTAATGCATCAGAAGAACCGAAAACTTGTTCAGCAAGTTGTTTTGCTAAGTGGGTCTTTCCAACACCTGTCGCTCCTAAGAAAATGTAAGAACCAATCGGTTTGTTAGGATCTTTAAATTTAAGTCTATTCCTACGAATAGATTTTGAGATTTTTGTGACAGCCTCACTCTGACCTATTACTTTTTTAGATAACTCAGTTTCAAGATTCGATAAACTATTCTTATCGTCGAGAGTCAATCGATTCAAAGGTATTTTGGTCATATTGGAAACAACATCTAATACAATGTCAACATCTATCGGACGTTTGTTCATCAGTAGTTCCTTTTCGAATTTGTTTTTTTCAATTTCTAATTTGTCCAATATTTTTTTCTCGGCATCTCTTAGATCTGCGGCTTTTTCATAGTCTTGTTTTTTAACTACGTCTAATTTTTGTTTTTTGATTTCTGCAGCCTTATTCTTGAGATTTTCAATAATTGGTGGAGATTTGACATCAATTTGTGATTTTGAACCTACTTCATCCAAGATATCAAAAGCTTTATCTGGGAATTCTCTGTCCGTAATATATCGATCTGCTAAATTTACACATAGTTCCAAAACCTCATCCGAGTATGTCACCTTATGAAAATCTTCATATCTTGTTTTGGACTGTTTAATGATTTGAAGAGTTTCTGATTTGGAAGGTGGATCAACAACAACCTTCTGAAATCGTCTTTCGAGAGCTCCATCTTTTTCAATATGTTGTCGGTATTCATCAAATGTCGTAGCTCCGATACAATGAATTTCCCCACGAGAAAGTGCGGGTTTGAAAATGTTCGAAGCGTCCATTGTCCCTGATGAATTTCCGGCGCCTACCATAGTGTGGATTTCATCTATGAAGATGATAACGTCTGGGTTTTCAGCAATTTCCTCGATGATAGCTTTCATTCGTTCTTCAAATTGACCACGATACTTGGTTCCAGCCACAATTGAAGTCAGATCCAAATTTACGATTCGTTTATCCCTTAAATTTCTCGGACATTTACCTTCATGAATTTGAATTGCCAAACCTTCTACTATAGAGGTTTTACCAGCCCCTGGTTCACCAATGATTATAGCATTATTTTTTTTCCTACGAGAAAGAATTTGTGCAATTCGAGAAATCTCAACTTCTCTACCAATAACTGGGTCTAGTTTGCCTTCAGATGCGAGTTTATTCAAATCTCTACTGAAATTATCCAAGACTGGAGTACCTCCACTTTTTTTACGAACTTCTTGTTCTTTTTCGTTGTCATCCATTGATTCGATCATTATTGTATTTTTTTTACAAATATAGTGAACTATTGTCTAAAAAACAATGATTGTCAAATTGTCATATAAAATAAACTTTATATGTCATATTGACACGTTTTACTATTTGGTATGTTATTTGTTTTTGATTGTATCAAAATAAAAATATAAAAAATAAAGTTATGAATAAAAATGTAATTATCGGTATTGATTTAGGTACCACAAATTCAGCAGTAGCAATTATTGAAGGAGGTCAACCTTTGGTAATTGCCAATTCAGAAGGTAAAAGAACTACACCATCAATTGTGGCTTTTACTGATAAAGACAGAAAAGTTGGTGACCCCGCTAAAAGACAAGCAGTTACCAATCCCGAAAAAACAATTTACTCAATTAAACGATTTGTTGGTAAAGATTTTGATAAATGTAAATCTGAAACTAAAAAAGTACCTTACAAAACAATAAAAACTTCGAATGGTTTGGTTGGTGTAAAAATTGATGATAGAACATACACACCACAGGAGATCTCTGCGGCTATTCTACAAAAAATGAAAAAAACTGCAGAAGATTATTTGGGATATGAAGTAACAAGAGCAGTAATTACGGTACCCGCATATTTTGGTGATCAAGAAAGAAGTGCGACAATCGAAGCTGGTGAAATTGCAGGGTTGAAGGTTGAAAGAATTATAAACGAACCAACGGCTGCAGCCTTAGCATATGGATTGGATAAAAAATCGAAAGATTCAAAAATTCTTGTGTTCGACTGTGGTGGTGGTACTCACGATGTTTCGGTATTAGAAATTGGTGATGGTATTTTCGAAGTTAAATCAACTGATGGTGATACTCATTTGGGTGGGGACGATTTTGATAATGCTATCATCAATTGGATGGTATCTGAATTTAAAGCTGAATATAATATAGACCTTACCAAGGATCCTATGGCATTGCAAAGAATCAGAGAAGCCGCGGAAAAAACAAAAATTGAACTTTCTTCCTCACCATCAAGTGAAATTAATTTACCATATATCTCTGTTAGTGATAATGTGCCCATTCACTTTGTTAAATCTTTATCAAGAAGTAAATTTGAACAATTAACAAAAGATTTGGTAGATAGAACAATTGCTTGTGCAAAAAAAGCTTTGAAAAATGCAAACCTAAAACCTTCAGACATCGATGAAGTGGTTTTGGTCGGTGGATCTACTCGTATTCCTGCAATTCAAGAAGCCGTTGAAAACTTTATTGGTAAAAAAGCAAACAAATCAGTAAATCCTGACGAGGTCGTGGCTTTAGGTGCTGCCATTCAAGGAGCTGTACTTACAGGAGAAGTTAATGATGTATTGTTGTTAGATGTAGTTCCACTTTCTTTCGGTATTGAAACTATGGGTGGTGTGATGACAAAAATTATCGAGGCAAATACGACAATACCAATCAAAAAACAACAAACATTCTCAACAGCTGCGGATAATCAACCAACAGTAGATATTCACGTGTTACAAGGTGAAAGACCAATGGCAAATGACAATCGTTCACTAGGAAGATTTTTCTTAGAAGGTATTACACCAGCTCCTAGAGGAGTACCACAAATTGAAGTTACAATAGATATTGATGTTAACGGAATTTTACACGTAACCGCAAAAGATCAGGCATCAGGTAAAGAAAATAAAATAAGAATCGAAGGTGGATCCTCACTATCCACTGAAGAGATTGAAAGAATGAAACGAGAAGCTCAAGAAAACTTGGAAAAGGATAAACAAGCTCAACAACGAGTTGAATTATTCAATCAATGTGATTCTCAAATATTCAATACAAAGAAAAATATGGAAGAATGGAAGGACAAATTCACTAAAGAACAATCTTCAAAGTTGAATGAAACACTCAGTCATTTAGAAAATGCATATTCAGAACGGAATGAAGAGAAGTGTAAAGAATATTCAGAAAAATTGAATAAAGTTTTTACAGAGGTTTCAAATGAAATTTATTCCACGATGAAACCTGACGATGGTAATGAAATTTCAAATAACGAAGTTCAAGATATCGAATATACTGAAGTGTAAAAATTAATGTCAGTATATTTATAAAAGACCGACCCCTTGAAAGGTCGGTCTTTTAATTTTAGGAATATGGGAATTTTAAAACAAACAATCGAGGGTACCAAAATTATAAATGAAATTCAATCATCGAATTTAATTCGATCGGAATACGACACTAGTGATAGTACTTTGGTGGTTGAATTCAAAAATGGTACGAGGTATTCATATGAAAATGTACCTCATAAAGTATATGCTCAATTTAGGTTAGCAGAATCTCAAGGTAATTTTTTTAATACAAAAATTGCCAAAGTATTCAAATACAAAAAACTGATTTGAGTGAATATTTATAATGAATGGAAGGTTATCAAGAAATACTTAAGTCATTTGAAACTAGAGATATTCTCAATGGTGAAATATGGAATAATGTATTTACAGACAACCCAGTATTAAAACCTCAAATTAGAAAAGTTTTATTGAAAATAGCTTCTGAATTTCAGGGTTATTTAGGTGACGATGTTTTCGTTTCAGATGTAAGATTTACAGGATCTTTAGCAAATTTTAACTGGTCCAAATTTTCAGATATAGATTTACATGTAATTTTGGATTATGATCAATTCGAACCATCTGAAAGAGAATTGTATAAAGAACTTTTCAATTTAAAAAAAACACTTTTTAATGAAAACCACGACATAACCGTAAAAGGTTATGAAGTGGAATTATACGCTGAAGATATTTCAGAAAAACATGTGTCCTCGGGGGTATTTTCAGTCCTTTACAATGATTGGATTAATAAACCAGTTAAGAAAAAAGTATCAATTGATAAAAAGTTTTTCCTCAAAAAAGCGGACACAATGATGGATAGAATTGATAATTTAATGATTGATGTCAAAGATTTGGATATTGACACCGCACTTAAAAAGATAAAAAATTTCACAGATAAATTAAAAAAATATAGAAAGTCAGGTTTAGATAGTGGTGGTGAATTATCTTATGAAAATATGATTTTTAAATTTTTGAGAAGAAATGGATATTTGGACAAATTGAATACATTCAAAAATCAATTAATGGATAGGAAACTTTCATTGTAATTTACAAAAAATGAATTATTTGTCATTTTAGTATATTTATCTATAAAAAAAATTATGGTAGGAGCATTTAGCGCTGGAACAGAATATTTTGAATGTAAAACTTGTTTCAGTACAACAGGTTGTACTTGTACAAGTGTAACTCAATCAACTTTACCACACCCTATTTGGTCGACCAACCAAGAAGTTGCAATTATTCAATTAGGAATGGTTCAATTGGGTGGAATGCACGGGTTAAATTCATAATAAAATTAAAAAAAATAATAAAATGGCAGACTTAAAACCGATCGGAAGTGAAAAACTAACAGGTGAATCTAAAATAAAAAGGATTTTAGAAATTTCACGATACAAAGAAAATATTCCGAGTAATATTAATGAAACTGATAGAACTGAATATAGTAAAGTTTTGTCAGATGGAAAAGAATATGAAATTGTTAAAGAAAAAATGGGATATGTCATCAAAAAAAGAGTTGATGAGTCATATGACTATATTGAACCGATGAAAAATAGAAAACATTATAGTTCATATTCCGCAGCTCTTAAGCGTCTTAACTTAATTGCAAAAGAAGTCAACAGATTAACTGAGAATCAAGAGGAAACTCCACTTTTGAACATAGGTGAACAAAAAAAATTCACTCTTAAAACTCCAAAACCACCTGTAGCACCTGATCCTGTTACATCACAACCTGTTGCTCCACAAGAAATGCCTTCTGTTGATGTACAATCATCTCAGACAGGTACAACACCACCAGATGATTTACCTCCTATGGATATGAGTCAAGACATGAGTGGTTCTGGTGAACAAATGGGTGATATGGGCGATATGGGTGATGAGATGCCTGAAATGGGTGCAGAAATGCC